GATCGATCCGTGATTGAACAGCACGGCATCGCAATCGATGCCGGTCATCTCAGTCTCCGAGGAATGCGCCAGCGACGCGGCGATCTCCGGCGACAGCAGCAGTGATTCCGCGACCGGATCGCGGTTACGTTCGATCCGGATCAGCGTACCGCCGAGCGACTTCACCAGTGCGGCCTCATTGGCGAACCGCACGTCATCGACAACCACCAGCGCGTGCCCTACGGTCGCATGCAGCCATAGGTTCAACCATACCTCGGAATGGATGCAACTCCTGCCCCACTCGGTGCCCAGGGTCTGCATGGCGTGCCTGGGCGTGCGTCCAAGCAGTAAGCTGCTGGGTAATTCCTTCTCGTCGCCGTCCACCTGCGCCTCGGTCAACCCGATCGCACGCAGCATGTCCTTCAGTGGCTTGGCGAACGGAACCCGCGCGTAGCCGTGCCGCTCGCATAGGTGCCTCGCCGTCGTGCTCTTGCCGGATCCCTTGGCCCCTACCAGTCCAATCAGTCGCATGCTTCAACTCCATCGTTTTGTGTAATATGCGACATACTGCAAATATGTCGTTGACGCCAGCATTATGGCGGGGTAGCGTTCACGTCGTCGAGGTGCGAACCCGACGACGTTTCCTCCCTTACCTAGCCGGCCGTTTCGGGGCCCACGGACGGCCGGCGCTTTTCAGCGAAAGGCGTGCCTAGACGCATGGAAGCTCAGGTCGAACGGTTGGTAAAGCAGGGATGCGACCTGTCGTTCCGTCACGTATATATCCTGCTGCGGTGCAACAGCGACGGCGACATGACGATCAAGGCGTTGTCGGACGGCACCAATGGCAGGTACGACAAGCCGTCCGTCTCCCGCGACGTGCAGCGTCTGCTGGATCAGGGATATGTGGACAGGCGAACCCATCCGGAAGACAGGCGCAGCGTATTGGTGTCGCTCACGAAGGCAGGCAGGAAGTTCATCCGGGCGGCAATCAAGCCGTAGTAGCCACCGGCAGGAGCCACGTCAGGCGATAGGCCTCATCGATCCGCGGCGCCAGCCACCCTTGCCAATTCGATATCCATTCGCCCCATGTCCAGCACGATCCCATCCATGAAATGACAGTCGATCGGATCGATCCGCCACTCCCCGAAATGCTTGATGCCCCAGACGTTCGGCACCAGCCACGGAACAGCCGGAACGCACGGCACGATGTCGTCGCCGTGCCAGTATTCGATACCGTCCAGCCCGGCATCAAGGATCATGGTTTTCAATTGCAACCCGCACGACCAAGGCTTTTCCCAGAGCACCGAACGAGCGAATCTGATCCCCTCAAGCAGCGCCAGGCCAGCGATAATCGGCCCCACCCCCGCTGCCCGCGAGTGCGTGGCCATGATGATCGGCAGGTTGCCCAACTTGTCCCCGATGACAGCCCATAGCGCCTGTGCACCCGCCAGGAAGCCGTCCTCGCAGATGCCGAGCTGCGGATGCGTGGCGGAGTGCACCCCAATGGCTTTGAAATTGGACACCCACTGGCGCATGTCTTGCGTGCCAGGGATCGCGAGCACGGTGTAGGTCGGATATCGATAGATCACAGCCCGGTCGATGCCTGCCGTATAGACTTCTCCGTTCGGGGAGGCCGTGTAGGCGTCTTGCACGAGCAGGGAGAGCACTGGATCGGAGATCACGGCGTGACGATCCCCGTGACCGGCACTGTCGATGCTGGAGCCGTGGGTGGCGCGCACTCCGTCTGGTGTCCCTTGTAGCAGAGATACGAGGACGCGAGCGCCGGCAGCACGCCAACTTCAGCGGTGGCGAACCCCAGGCCAGCACTTATGGCCGGGATCCATGGAGCGAGGGCCGCGCCGCACCCTGATAGGCACAGGGAGGTGACTGTCAGGGTGACGATGCGAGTCACGCCACCGGCAACAACCACGTAAGCCGATAAGCTTCATCGATCCGGGGCGCGAACCATCCCCGTGTGCTCGGCATCCACTCACCCCATGTTGCTGTCGTGTAGCTGTCCGCGTCGGGATAGTTGCACGGCGCGATGCAGTGGCCGCCGACGACATCGCCCGCCGGGGCATCGTTCCACGGCGCATCGGGATTCACGTCGTTTTGGTAGAGCGTGACACCGAGGTAGGCCGCGCCGACTGCATTGATCGCCTCCCTGATCGCCTGATCGTCGGTCGGATCGATCCGCGCGAAGTCCAGCATCAGCCGGGCTTGTTGGCCCACGTCCAACCCGTGCACCGAAACGTATTCGAGCACATCCAGCATCTCCAGGCCGTCCGTCGCCGCGATGGCTGGCTGCGTGGCCGCGCACCCGTTGATGGCGGAATACACGCCCAACAGCGCGTCCTCGTTGATCACGAGGTCAAAGCCGTGGAAGGCCATCGCCCAGGCGCGGGCCGCGTTGACCAGCCCAGCCATAGTACAAGTCGGCAAAGAGAGATTGTAGACCGCTGATGGCGTCCATAGCAGCGGGCGCGGCAGCGTGAGCGGCACTGGAACCGCACCCATGAGATGCGGCTTGACCGCAGCGACCCTTTGGGGCCGGTGCGGGAGGCGCCCCATGGGGAGGTTGGAGAAGTCGGGCATTATTTGGCTCCTGGAGATTGTTGGATCACCAGAGGATACCTCTGTCGAACGATCACGTGCGGATAAGTCTCACCCGCGTAATTGAAGGCTGAATCGAGATCTGTGTGAGCGAATCCGGTCACATAGAAACCAGAGCAAGAATTCCCTCGCGTATCTCCGGATCGATCCCACCAGAAGAAGGCGAGCCACAGCGGAGTGCCCCCGCAGGTCCAGAACACTTTGCCGTCATATACGTCGGGGTGTTTGCCGTTTCGGAGCAGGCCGCCATCCAGCAAATTGAACCACACATCCGGAAACCCCGGAATGTCACTCTTGCCGGGTTCTCGCCATTTGCCAGCCTCTTGCAGGTAGTGACCGCCCCTCTCACGATAACCGAAATATAGCGCGCGTTTTGTGGTAGCGATCTGTATCATCGGCGTAGTCGCCCCAAACGCTAGCTAACTCCGGCTGCCAGCAACGCTCGCGCCTGTTTGGCCGTGTAGACCGGAGCGACGGCACCGGGCGCCGCAGCCGACAGCCCAACAGCCGCCAGCAGCGTCGGTAGCAACGACACCGCAGCATTGATGATCGGCCCGATGGCCGCTGCACCGGGAATGAACGACAGCGCAATCGGCGCCAGCGCCTGAACTGTCTGTACGATCTCCTGGACCGTGCTGGTAGGGGTCGTGACGGTCGCTGCGGCGACGGTCTTCGCGTCGGCCTGAATGGTGGTCAGGTAGCCCTGAAGCTGCGCCACGGTGGCCGCCGGGATGCCTGGAATGGCAGCGATGGCAGCGATTGCCGAGGACAGGCCGGATGCGATCAGGTTGGCATCGGTGGCGATCTGGGAGACGGTTGGGGCGGTAGCGCTGCATGCCGCAACAGAGACGACAGCGAGTGCCGTGGTGGCGCGCAGGAGGGTTCGGCGGTTCATGGTTGGGTTTCCTTCACGGAAAAAGCAGAGTGGCCACGATCGGAACGACTACCAGAAAGATGATAGGTAAAACAACAATCAGGAATGCCGTTTTGAGTTTCGATAGAAACAGACTTTGCACGGAGATTCCTTCAACGGATGATATGCGCGAGATACGCCATCGCCACGATCAGCGCCAAAGCACCGAACAGGACGAAGGCCCGAATCAACGAAAAAGGAAAAACAGCACGACGAGCAGCAGGATGAACCCGATTGCCGAGGACAGGCCGGATGCGATCAGGTAGGCATCGGTGGCGATCTGGGAGACGGTTGGGGCGGTAGCGCTGCATGCCGCAACAGAGACGACAGCGAGTGCCGTGGTGGCGCGCAGGAGGGTTCGGCGGTTCATGGTTGGGTTTCCTTACGGGTCAGTGAAAAACGCCAGCGAGTTGCGTTAAGCGGAAGGCGCAGGCGGGGTGCTCATCGGCCCGGTTTGCGCCTGGGTCTCGTTCTTCGCCCGCCGGCATACCTCATTGAGAATGCGGCGCTCGGAGAGTTCACAGTCGCTTGCGTTCAACTCTACGCCGATCGCGTGTCGCCCGAGCTTGAGGGCAGATATCGCCGCCGTCCCGGAGCCAAGGAACGGGTCCAGCACTGTTCCGCCCTCCGGGCACCCGCATACAATGCAGCGCTCCGCCAATTCCGCCGGGAAGGGAGCGCTGTGGTTGTGAGGGTTGTCCGGTCGCGCTTTGATCGTCCAGATATCTTCTTCGCCGCCCAGGGCATCGCGGTTGAAATAATACCTCGGCTGCTTTGCGAAAATGAACAGGTGCTCGTACATCCGATGCGGCCGATCGTGGGCAGCCGGCTCGCTCAAACAACCGGGGCGGTACCAGATCACGTCGCTGCGCAGCGTCCAGCCCCTATCCTGCATTGCCAACGCTACGCGCCAGGGCAGGCCGATAAGGGACTTCCTTGGCAGCCCCAGCCCAGGGCCATCCACAGCCCGTAGCTGTTGGCGGGCGAACTGTCGCCCGGAGTGCTTCTTATCCGTGCCGTGCGGCTTCCCCTTCGCATTGTAATAGGCATCGCCGATATTGAGGAAAAACACGCCGTCGTCGGTGAGGACGCGCTTTACCTCATCGAATGCCGCGACCAACGCCTCAACATATTCTCCAATCGTCGGCTCATGGCCGATCTGGCCTTCCACGCCGTAGTCCCTCTGCCAAAAATAGGGTGGGGACGTGACCGCGCAGTTGGCGGAGCCGACGGCAAGGGTGCGAAATCCCACGCATACGTCGGCATTGAGGATACGATAGGATAGATTCTCGCCGACGTGACCATTACGAGTGGGAATCCCAGATTCGGTGCCCGGACTTCCCGCAGGCGGGGGGCGGGCAGACGACTGCCTGATCACCCTTGTACCCGTGGCAGACTTCGCCAAGAACGCCTGGACGGCACTCTCGGAAACCCTGATTAGCCCGCGTTTTCCAGCCTTTGCACATTCCAGATTGCCGTCCTGCATTTTCTTCACGGCCTAGCCGATCCCTTTCAAGGCGTCGCGTTTCTCGAACATGATTGGTCTCCTTGCGTTAAGCGGAAGGCGCAGGCGGGGTCGGTGCCGAGACGATGCCGGAGATCGGCCTGCTGGTCACGTAGCGCATGATATAGCTGCCCACGAGCGTTCCGAGTAGCGCCGCAGCCCCAGCCACCTCGTTGACGGTATCGGTTGACCAGCACGTTGCTGTGACGACGGCGCCGCAAGACAGGCCGTATTTGGTCGCGAGCATGGATACCAGCGCGACAGCCACTGTGCCCCACGGGGACTTGGATGCGATCAGCGCCTTGGGTGCCAGGTCTGGGTCGAGCACGGAAAGCGCCTTGATAGCCGCTGGCACGTCACTTGCTCCGTTCGCCATAGCGGTTTGCAGGTTGGCCCTCAGTGTGGTTACCGAGGTGGATGCCTCGATTGCCGTTGCGGCCGTGGTCGGGATGGTTGTGCTCATGGTTGCTCTTTCAAGTTTTTTGCGTAATCAGCCAGAAACGCCCGATCATCATCTTCGACCCTCTGCTCGGCCCGCTGATCATTTGCAGCCTTCGTCACGCTCCAAGCGGCGTCTACTTTGCGACACATCTCATATCCCGGCTTCCATTGATATGTTTCAGGATAGGTAAAATTTGGTTTTTGTTCGCGGTGCATATCGCAGATTGTGATAGCTCGATCGAGTTTCGAGTCGCCTGATGGAATCCTGGTGTCTATTGTCGGCGGACAGAATCTAATCCAAGGCACACGGGTGCAGTCAACCGTGATTTGTGCGCTGGCCACAGATGGCAGCATCGCGATTGCAACAATAATCGAGGGTCTCACGTCGGTTGCTCCGGTATTGCTGACGCGGCGGCGGCAAGCCGCTTCTCCACCAGCGTCGCGATAGCCTCACGACAAAACGCAACCCTATCCTCGCCAGGACGAAGGGCGGCGGCAACACTGTCCACCATCTGCTGGTCAACACGGATGTGGAGCACGTGCGGATAACGTAGCGGCCTCATGACGGTCTGTATACCGTGATCCGGACGGGATTGCAATGGTTGGCACCCCGGAACGCAAAAGAGGCCCGACCCTGCGGCCGGACCTAGAAATTATCGCTTGACGCTCAGCCTTAACCTCACTACCGATAGCGTCATGTTGAAAGAGTCCATACAGAAGCTGTGCGTTTCGAAGCATCTCCGGGAAAATTCCGAGACGCAATGCTACGCGCGCGGAGAGGCTCAGTCGGGATAACGAATCCTGACATCGGCAAGACAGCCGGGAGCCTCTCAGAGAAATCTGAGGGGCTTTTTAGTTTTCGTGCCTATCGATCTTTGACAGTAGCATCAGGTCATGACGGCCAACCCCAGCCAAGGGTTGGTGACTAATGGGGTGCCCGCAGGGCCGGTGCTGTTCCTTGCAAGAACGGTTAGCAGAGTTCGATTCTCTGGCACTCCACCAATGCGGGCAGTGCGCGACGGGTTGCGTGTCACGTTGCCAACGTGAATCATCGAGTTCGACTCTCGATGCCCGCTCCAATTGCCTGGACGAATAGCTCAGTGGTCAGAGCTGGCAGCTCATAACTGTCTGGTCTCGGTTCGATCCCGAGTTCGTCCACCATGTTGCAGGGAGGCCAGGGTGCCCGGCTCGGCTCATAACCGAAGCCTCGGCGGTTCGATTCCGCCCTCTGCAACCAATGCCCGGTTAGCTGATGTGGTCATAGCGGCGGTTTGAAGAACCGTTGAACGTCGTTCGATTCGACGGCCGGGCACCAGTTTGCGGCATTCCGTCTCTGGGGAGACGACCAGCCTTCCAAGCTGAGAAGATGGGTTCGATTCCCATATGCCGCTCCAAGTTTTCCCATCGACCGAGCAAGCGAACGGACCTGCCTGTTAAGCAGAGGTCGCCAGGGGCGGTACCTGGGATGGGAGCCAATACCGGGGCGACGTGGCGTCAACACGGTCTCCAAAACCGTGGATGAGGGTTCAATTCCTTCCTCCGGTGCCGGAATGAAGCGTGAATCCGACGGGTTGGGTGGTGGTCTGCAAAACCACATCACGGGGTTCAACTCCCTGACGCTTCTCCAAGATTGCGACCGCGCTTGCGCGACGCTCAGAGTGTGGTCGAGGCCAACGAAGTGAGGCGCCCGTCTGTGGAACGGGCCTTACCGGATGCAAGTTCCGGCGATCACCCCATTCATGCTCCGGTAGCACAGAGGAAGTGCAGTCGCCTTGTAAGTGACAGGTCGCGGGTTCGAGTCCTCGCCCGGAGCACCAGTTTGGCGGATACCTCCGGCCGAGGGCGGCGCGTTCTGAGCGCGTTCGAGCAGAGATCGACACTCTGGTCCGCTGCCACCATGGCGGGAGTTCCGGGAACAGGCGATCTTTTGAGGTTCGCCGCGCGCGGTTCGACACCGTGGCCCGCTGCCAGGTATGGCCCTTTCGACCACAGGTTAAGTCGGCGCTCTCTCAAGGCGCAGAACCGGGATTGTTACCCGGAAGGGCCACCAACAATGCGAGCGTCGGCGGATGGCGACGCGGACGCACTTAAAATGCGTCGAATATTGGGTTCGATTCCCAGCGCTCGCACCATGCGCGCTTAGCCCAGAGGTAGGAGGCACGACGTTGAGGTCGTCGGCAGGGCGGGTTCGAATCCCGCAGTGCGCACCAGTTTGCCCGGTTAGCCCAACGGTAGGAGGCACTTCCCTCAGGAGGAAGGCAGTGTCGGTTCGAATCCGACACCGGGTACCAATGGATGGTCAATTCGGTAGGCGCCGAACACCGCCTGGAAAGCGGTTGGCACCGCAAGGTGTGGGATTCGAGTTCTCGGCCATCCGCCAGTTTGGAGAGTGAAGCAGGACGGCTCCTGCCACCGGTTTGAAGCCGGATGGTGCCGCAAGGCATGGGCATCGACAGCACCCGCTCTCCGCCAGATGGAAGACGATCCGGGACGGCTCCCGGCATCCGTTCGAAGCGGATTGGAACCGAAAGGTTTGCAGGTCGGCACTAGCCGTCTTCCGCCATTTATGGAGCGCGCAATCGGGTAGGCGCCCGAGCGAGTCTGCTAAACTCTGCGCACCTCACGGTGTAGGTTTCGAATACCTGCCGCTCCGCCACGCCTCGCACAGCGGCCTGTGCCCGTCCTTGGTATGGATGGTGGTCCGGATCGTCACCGGAGCGAGGCTCCAGTTACGGGCGGGGAAAGCCGATGGCTTCGGCAAGCAGACTGTAAATCTGTTTCCTTCGGAAGAGTGGATCGAAACCGCACCCGCCCACCATGGTCCGTTAGCTCAATGGCCAGAGCCTTCGGTTGATAACCGAAAGACGAGAGGTTCAATTCCTCCACGGACTACCAGTTCATGGACCAGATGCGATCACGGGTGTGCGCGGCGGTCTTTTAAACCGTGTCAATGGTTGGGTTCGAGTCCCACCTGGTCCACCAATTTCGTCCCGTTGATCAGGGGCGAACGTCGCGTTCTGGCATAGGTCCAAAGAGCAGTTGGGCGCGACACAATTGCCTGCATCTTTCAGTGGTAGGAAGCTGGATTGTCGATCCGGTAACAGGGGTTCGATCCCCCTTGTAGGCGCCAAAAAGTTTCGGGGTGTGGGTCAATGGAAGGCCGCCAGTTTTGGGTACTGGAAAATGCAGGTTCGAGTCCTGTCACCCCGACCACTACCCTCGCCGATGGACGGAACCGGATTTCCTAAATCTGGGCATGGCGGTTCGAATCCGTCCGAGGGTGCCATTTTGGACCATGAACATGTTGGCAGTGTGCCGCTCCTACAAAGCGGAAGGCGCGGTTCGATTCCGTGATGGTCTACCAGTTTCTCCCGTTCGACCACCCGCTAAGTCGCCAGTCCTTCAAACTGGAGAAGCCGGGGCAGCACCGGCACGGGAGACCATTTATGGGCTAGCAGCACGATTGGACGTGCGCCAGATTACGAATCTGGAGGATGGAGGTTCGAATCCTCTCTGGCTCACCATTTCAAGGTCCGCGCCGCGACGGCAGGCTGAACTTCTAATTCGGCCGATCTGGGGTAAGCACCTAGGCGGATCACCAATGCTCCCGAGGTGTAAGGGAATGCACGCGTGGTTCCGAACCACGTAGCTGTAGGTTCGAGTCCTACCGGGAGCGCCAAATGCGCGCGTGGCGAAATGGCAAACGCGTCCGGCTCAAACCCGGATTTCTGTAGGTTCGATCCCTACCGTGCGCACCACCATGGACCGGTAACTCAGTGGTCAGAGTGCCATCCTCTTAAGTTGGAAGTCGTGGGTTCAACTCCCACCCGGTCCCCCAACGCTGGCATCTTCTAGTGGTAGGAAACCGCACTCGTAACGCGGCAACCGGGGTTCGATTCCGCCGTGCCAGCACCATTATCATCTGCTACAAGGCCATCATGACCAGCGCTACTGCTCTCCGCACTCTTGTGCTGAACGCGAACTACCTTCCCATGACGACATGGCCCTTGAGCCTTGTGTCAGGACAGGAAGCAGTGCGCGCAGTGTTTCGCGGCCGGGCATCCGTAGTCGAAGAGTGGGACGCGGTATTTCGTTCGCCTTCTCGGGAAATTCGGGTTCCAAAAATAATTGCGCTGAACGAGTACGCCCCGATCAGCGCCTCACCGAAGTTCTGCCGTCGCTCGATCTTGCTGCGCGATCGCTACCGCTGCCAGTATTGCGGCGAGCAGTTTGCCTCAAACGAACTGACCTTTGACCACGTGATCCCAAAGGCCAAGGGCGGCAAAACCGAGTGGACCAACATCCTTTCGGCCTGCGTCAAGTGCAACACGCTGAAACGCGACAATTCGGCGAATTGGAGCGGGCGTAAGGGATCCGGCTTGCGTCCGTTAAAGCCGCCGCGTCAGCCCGCCACGATGGAATTGCTTCGGGCTGGGCTGCAATTCCTGGATGCCGAAACGCGCGAAAATTATGGTTCGTGGCTGTACTGGTCTTCTGAATTGCAGGCTTAGGGTGCAACAAAAGACAACGACAACGCCTCGCAATCCGCCGCCCGCCGATCCCACCCACGCCCATAAATCCGGAACGTCGGCAGGTCGGCGTAGAACTTATCCCGCAGCAGCCACATCGATCTGATCAAGTCATCCGGCGCATGCCCCTTGACTACCGCCATGGTCATAGGCCCGAACACCCCATCCGCGACCGCCCCAGCAGCCGTCTGGAGAAACTTGATCGCGTGGGCAGGCGCTGACCCCACTGCGGCATCGAACACGCTCACGGCCACGCCTGGAGGCAATTCGTCGCACCGGCAGGCTTGCCAGAACAGCGCGCGATAGAACGGAGTGAAGGCGGACTGTGGGAGCACTTTGAACGCAGCCAGCGACATGGAGAGTTTGTGCATCGCCAGCCACGCCGTGTAGGTCGCGTACGTCGCGCCCCATGATGTCGCACCGCCCGGATCGCGCGGGTCGTCGTGAAATCCCTGTCCGTCATTTTCTGGGCGCCATATGAACGCCAGCGCAGTGGTGAATGGATCAGCGGACATTACGACCCCCTGGATTTTGCATCGTCGATCACGATCTTCGCCGCAGCGGCCAGTTCAAGCGTGGAGTTTGCCCTACCCGCCGCATCTCCCTGTGCCGTGGCAAGAAGTGTATTCGTCTCGATCAACTTCTCCGTCTGGCCGTTCACCAGGTCATGCACATTCCGGATGCTTGCCTCGTTCTTGAAGCTCTGTGCGGCGGCTCGCTGACTTTGAATCGCCGCACGCTGGCTCTGGATGTAGGTTAGAACCCCAATGGTCTGACCTACGCCGACAAAGAAAAGCGTGCCGATTTCGAAACCGGTCATCCGGGAAACAACCATCGAACCAGCGGTTCAAGGGCCACCACCCCGACTACCACACCAAACAGGAGAGCAGCGCCGACACAGCGCTTCAAATGCCTCTCGTGGCACCGTGCGCAATGGGTAAGCACGAGACCAACCCATCGGATGACTGAGCGCGTCATCGCGTGCTCAGCCATTTCAATATAGGGTCTATCCATCGGCTGATAACCGCAACGAGGATGGCCGTGATGATCGTCGAGATCGTGCTCCCGAGAAAGCGCAACCAACCCCTGCGCCGCTCTCGTCGCCCCTCCTCTTCCTCTCTGCGGTGCCGCCAATAGAGCGCATCATCAGCCCCCCAGCCTGGAATTTCCAATGGATTAACGATGTGGTCACGGTGATGTCCCTCATTTTTATCTTCGGCCATGTCTCCCCCTGGGGTAAATCACCGTGGTGTAATGGTGACTGTGCCCAGGTTCGGCTGGTCAGTCATGGCGGCTTGCTCCGTCGTGGGTGGGTTCGAGGTCCGGCCTCGTTGGTAGCGGGGTCGGACTTTGTCGTCATCATTTTGGCGTCCACCACGTAATGGTCACTTCCGCAGCGCCGCCTACACCGCCAGGACCGCCAGTGCCGCCGCACCCAGCGCCACCACCACCGGCGCCGCCACCTCCTACGCCGCCATTGCCGCCAGTGCCGCCTTGCGTGGTTCCAGCGCCCGCGCCAGAGCCGCCACCGCCGCCCCAGCCTGCCGCCGCCCAGCCGGTAGCACCGTTACCGCCCGTGGCTCCGCCAGCGCTTCCAGCAGTGGTCGTAATGCCGTTCACCGACGATACGGCCGAGCCACCAGCTTGGGGCGTTCCGGTCGTGCATCCACCACCAGCGCCGCCGCCGGTAGACGCGCTTACAGATGATGCGCCACCGCCAGCCGCTCCGACTGCTGACGACCCGCCGCCGCCGCTCGCTCCCATTGGTCCGGTCGCGTTTGACCCTCCGACACCTGTTCCGCCGGCGCCGCCATTGAAGTTTGCACCACCGCCGCCCGCAGCTCCGGTGGAACTCCCTCCACTGCCGATGTTTCCAGCGCCACCGCCGCCGCCGGAGGCTAGCGCCGCCGCGCCACCCGCGCCACCACCGCCAGCGTAGGCGATCATGTTGTTATCAAGGCCGGTGATCCCAAAAAATGCAGTCCCGCCAACCGACCCATTTGCGCCAGCCGCCGCCGTGCACGGGGCATTGATCGTTATTGATGCCACACCAGATGTCATCGACGCTGGGATCGGAGCAGGCGTCAGCTTTACGCCGCCGCCGCCGCCGCCGCCGCCGCCGGAACCCGACACGCCGCCCGTCAAAGATGGACCACCGCCGCCGCAGCCGCCCTGGCCCCGTGCCGCGACCGTGAATACCGACCCAATCGGGGGCGGCCAGTAATAAGTCCCGGCCCCTGTAAAGGTGATCTGCCCGCTGGATGGCACGCCGTCGCTGATTGCAAGCGAACCGACATTCGAGCCTCCAGCCGATGCGAAAAACTGCGCCAGCGTCATATCCATAACGGCCAGCTTCGTCACAAAGCCGCCCGTTGAAACCGACGTAGCATTGCTCGCCGCGCTGTAGGAAAAATAGATCTTGCCGCCGACTTCGACCCACCATGGGTCAGCGATCTGACCGACTCCCGTGTTGACCCCCTCATCAGAAGTCAGTCGGGCAAAAAACGGGGTCGTTTTAACAGGCGTCCACGCCGTGGCATTGAGTGTCGGCGCGCTGAACAAGTAAATGTCTTCTGGCACTGCACCGGACGTGCCAAGCGTGCCATTTGTGGTGGTGGCGTGCGCGCCGATATACCATAGGCCATTGGTAAAATAGGGAGATGTCGGCCCACCGATCGCTGCGTTTCCAACAGTGCCGCCGCCCCCGGCCGAGCTTATGACTGGGTTGCTGACAGGTTGCGAGACGGTGGACATATCGGTCGACGTGAAGAGACCGATCCCTCCGATCCCGCCAACGCTGTTCTGGTAGCCTTCCATGAAGATATAGGCAGTGCCGCCGACGAAAATCATCGACGTGTTAGTGACGTTTGTTGCGTCCCAAGTCGCACCGCCGCCCGGCGTGATGAACGCACTCTTCAAGACGGAATAGTTACCATAGGCGTTCGCTGATGACAGGAGATCGATCTGCGTCCACCCGGTATTTGCCGCGAGCAGGTAGTAGGCGGTTCCCGTCACGGCCAGCGGGCCAGAGACTCCGGGGGAACCGCTTAAGGTATAGGTCCCCCCCGCACCGGTTCCACTTACTCTCGCCGTGATATAGTAGGTATTCGAAGTGATCCCGGTTCCGTTGATATATTGGCCGTTTGTCCATTGCCCCGTGACGGTCCCAGCCACCGTCAGCGTAGAACCGCTGATCGTGCACGCGGAGCACGTCGCGGTATTGAGGGTGACAGAAGATGACCGATAGCCCGTGGCGATCGTCGCCGCTGCCTTGTAGGGCCAATGGATACCGTCAGTGCTTTCGAGATATTCCAGGCTTGGCGTTCCCGGTCCGGCCGTGCCGATCAAGTGCCAGCATGATGTGAATTGCGCGGGGACAAGATTGCAGCTTGTGTCCGGCGCCAGGATCGTTGCCTCTGCGACCAACCCTCCCGCCGATCCCATCTCGTATGGCAGCGTCGGGGAATTGATGACGCCCTGGCGCTGGATCACTCCCTTGACCGGAGGCGGTCCCGCATCCCCCAACTGCCCAGCCGAGTTGAACCAGGCTGCGTCGCCGGGGGTGCCGGTGGGCAGGGGCGGCGGCGTATACCCACTTCCCTGCTGCGCCTGGGCGACGCCGCAGACGAGAAGAAAGAACGCTGCGAAGATCCTGATGGTGTTCATACCGGACCTCAATTCGAGATCGAGAGAGTAGTGCCGAGCGGCGAATAGAATGACGGCACCGCCGCACTTCCAGTGATGTTCTTGGTGTCAGATGCTCCGGCCGCCAGCAGCTCACCGCCCGATGTCGCCGAACACGTGTTGGCCAACCAGCAGACGTAGGTCGGGTTCATGCCGGTATTCAGCGCGAACAGCCGCGCGAAGGCGCCCGCCGCCGGGATCGAGCCCGCACTGATGGTGACGTTGGCGGTGATGAGCGTCGTGCTCGTCGCCGCTGCCAGTGTCATGGTGCCTTGGTAGGTCGTGGCTGGTGTAGTGACCGGAAATTGCGTTCCGCTCGGTACGGTCACGGGAACCGGCAACGGTACCTTCGGGTTGGCACCCTTCGGGATCGGCCCTGACGGTTCCGTGATCTGAATGCCGTTGTTCGGGTCGTACACGCCGGAATTCTGGGCATGCGCAGCATGCGATGTCACGGTTCCGGCCAGAAGCAGGAAGATTATGGCTAAGGTGCGCATCATTGGATCACTCGAATGTTGTAGACCGAGATTGTCGGTGTTGCTGCGACGGCAGCGCACACCTTGACGGTCACGTTTCCAGCCGACGAAACATAAGCCGTCCAATAGATGCCATCGCCCGGATAGGTAACGGGACTTGCGGCCGCAACCATGGCTGTGGTGGCGTTTGGCACAGATTGTGTTGCCGATGCACACGCACCAGCAGCGAGCGCACTTCCGCCGATGTTGTTAGTCGTGCTTGTCAAAGCAAGCGCGATTGTCCCCGTCTGCGCGGGCAATATCCAGTTGTAGTTTGACGCCACTGCTGGTGGCTGGAGTTCCCCTGCCCCAGAGGTGGCGCCCGCCATTTGGATGTTCCCGGCATTCTGCCCCGCCTGGCCAAGCGTGATCAAGCCGTTGCTACTAGCCCGGATTATGTTGTTATTGCTGGAATTGATCAGTTGCAGCATCACGCTGCCGCTGCTGTTCGGCGATACGATGTGCACCTGATCGGTAGACACGCCAACACCGCCCACGAACAGATTCCCGGCCGTCGAAATGGAACCGTTTGGATCGCTATTCTGTAGACAATAATCGTTCGCGGGAGGCGACCCTGTGCCGCCGATCGCGGAACAATGATACGCTGTCCAGTCAGTCACGGAACCAGCCGCGCTGTTGTTGTTCACAAGCAGTGCGTTGAACCCGAGCACATTCCCCATAATGCCGGTCGGGTAATTGGTGCTGGCTGCTAGATATTGGGTGAAATTAGCGACCGTGCCAACATTTCCGAAGCTGGCTTCAAAGTCCTCATTGCCTCCGGCCTGGCTGTTGCATCCGGATTGGCACGTGTAGAACGCGTGGATCACATTGACTTCGCTGTTGTCGATCCCCGGCCCATTCATGAACACCTGAGAGTTCATGTTTTCCCAGTAATTGGACGTATTCGTCGATGGGTTGAGCGTCACATAGAACTGATTCTGGCGATTGTCGGATGCAGCTGTGGCCAAATCAACCGCGCCCGTGAATTGTATGGCCGGCATCCCGTTCACCGGCAGCGCAAACGTCGATCCGCCGATCTGATACCCTGTCGAGGCCGTGGTATTGATCCCGCCGCTATCGACAATACCGACCGTTGTCAGTTGTCCGGTCAGCGTGCCGCCGGCCAGCGGCAGATACGCGACGCTGCCGCTGGATCCGCCGGTCACCTGATCGGCGTTGGACGCGGATGCCGCGACGATGAGCAGCAGTGCCAGGAGAAGACGACGCATCATGCTACTGCACCTGGCCGCTGAAGAATGCCGTGGCGGACGCGGTTTTTGTGAAGCATCCTGTCGAGCTGAACACTGTGGTTATGCCTGCCGAGAATAGCCAAGCAGCGGCACCCGGATCAGGAGACAGTCCGATCGTCTGGTTGGCGGGGACGTACAGGCATTTGACTGGCAAAACACTGCCATCGGACGGCGGCGTGGTTGCGTTGAACACCATCAGGTAGCCAGGCGTGGCACCGCTGGTCACGGCAAAGCCCAGGGCGAGACCTGCGGACGCTTTGAATACGTGGCTGGATTCGACGGACGTTGACACGATCGGTGTCGTCGAACTGTAGGCGAGCGAGGCTGGAAACGGGTTTACCGTCGAGAACTGATTGCCTTGATAGTCGGCAACTCCAGCCATAAGGCCCGGCCATATGGGATAGCTCGTGGCCTTCGCTCCGGCGATGAACAGCAGGATCGCCGCCACCGTCCTCAACGCAACGCTTTTCGTTCGATCCGTCACCTGCCGCCTCCTATCCGATGATCCAACTGAGAACCGTACCGCTGACCATGCCGCAGGTCGCCCACACGGCGTCCGTGGTGGTGAAGTTCGAGCCCGCTGGAGGCCACGACCCGAACGGCGGAATGATAGCGCTCGGCACCGATCCGCTGGCCGGCGCGGACGCGCCTCCGATTATCAACCGCACGGAATCGATCTGCGACGTGTTGAACAACTGCAGCGCGTTGCGCGCACCGCTGGCAACGACGGCGGAGTAGGCACCCGAACCGAGCGACACGAAGCCGCTCGTCGTGGGACCTGCGTTGTTCGCCACGAACCCTGGGCCTGCCGCGAACTGCGACCCGACGACGATAGATACGCTGCCCGGCGGCACCACCACGATCTGCCCATTCAACGGCGTGAACGGCGCCTGCAATGTTCCCGGAGCCACGACGGCCGTCGTGCCGGCCTGGTCCTCCGTTATCCCGAAGCAGGTCAGCGTACCCCACGAGCCGGATACCGGCCCGAACGCGCAGTTCACGTTCGTCAACTGTACGCCACCGACGAAGGTGTCGAACGTCACCGGCTGACCGGCGTAGTTCGTCCCTCCGGGCGGCGTAACCACGACGCTGCCTGATATCGCCGTGCCGAGCTGCAGGTAGCCGTTGCTCGCCATGCGATCAGCCGTGATATATCTGATTGCCGCCGGCGAAATAGTAAGGCACGACGGTGCCGGTCGCCTGCGTGTAGGCCACACCGCTCGATCCACTGCCGATGATGCCGCTCACGGTCGGCGGATAGACCGACAGCCCGCTGACGCCGAAATTGCCAACGAAGACTGGATACGGAACCGCATTTGGCGGAGGCAGTTGACCTCCAGTACCCGATGCCACGGTAGAGAAAAACGCCCCTTGGGTCGTAATCGGCGTGGCGTTGCCTATGCCGCTTCCCGCCGCGGTCAAGCCGGACGCCACGGTGCCATAGCCAGCCGCACCCATCGCTCCCGACATCACGGAAGCCATCGCTCCCTGGAAATTGTAACTTCGGCCGGGACCTGACTGCTGATCGAGGTTGGCAAAGAACTCGCCGGGATTCAGCAGCCCGAGCGGGATGGACGGAGTCGAGGCTGAACCCATCGGTGCGTCTCCTGACGGAAAGCCGCAGGCTACCCCGCGACGGATACGCTCCCCATGCCGGGACGTTTCGGTACGTGATAGCGTCGCGGACATGAGCGCTCCCGAATGGTTCTGGCCTCCGTCCGGCGCGACGGCGCGCGGCATCGCGCTGGCGCCGTTCGCATCCGGAATGGCGGTCGCGGACTGGACCGAGCCGGTACTGTGGCCCTATGAATCGGGAGCGCTCGGTGCCGCACTTCCGGTATCCGCCGGGCCGTACGGGTTCGCCGGCGCGGCCTCCGATACGTCCGGAGGATTGTGGTGCGTCACCTGGGACGGCGTCCTGTCGCACGTCAGCGGCGGTGCATCATCCGGCGCGGTATCGGCTACGATGCCTTCCGGCCAGATATACATCGGCTGCGCGTACGCGGCCGGCAGCGGCTTCGCGGTAGCCGCTTCGGGCAACGTCTACGCGTCAACCGGTACGTTGTTGGCTGCGTTTCCGCTTCCCGGGCGACCGATCGCCGCTTCCGGCGGCACTATCCTGTCGTGCATGTCCGTCTCCGGAATCGGCACGATGAACGCGGGCAACGGCGCCACCGGGTTCGTCGCCCTGCCGTCCGGCATGACGGTGATGTCGTGCATCGCGGCCGCATCCGGTTTCCCGCTCGCGGCCGCCGGCTGGGCGAACGCAGCGCCGCTGTCCGGCTGCGCCGCCGGAGCGCTCGATCCGCAGGATGCTTTATTCATGCTCGGTATCGGATCGGGGAGTGCCGTCCTGTGGTCGTCGCCCGGCATATTCGCGGACGCGTGGGCGCAAATCCAGACCGTCACCGGCTTGGCATCGTTGTCCTCCGTATGCTGGAGGCCGGACGGCACGCAGGCCTTGGCAGTCAGTCCGGTATCCGGGCAGGTGCAGGTACTGCCGTTCACCGCAGGCGTATTGTCGGCGGGGCAGATCTTGTCCGTATCCGGCGCATGCTCCACAGCCATAGCGGGCGATTCCGTGCACGCATTGGTCGCCCAGTCGGGACAGGCGCAGGCGACGGCCTTGACCTACACTGGCAGCACATGGTCGACGACGACGGCGGTAACCGGGCTGACGGGCATCGTCGCGGTCGCACCGTACGGCGCAAGCGGTGCTGTCGCCGCCGTATCCGGTGGCATACGCTACCTCAACCTGTCCGTCGGGGCGTGGTCGCTCGGAGCGCTGGTGGCGGTTCCGTTCGTGCCGACCGCGCTTACCGTCGATACGTTCGGCCAGGTCTATGTCGCGGGCTCCGGGGCGGTCGCCATGGCGTCCGGTGCGTTCCTTCTAGCGAGCGGAACGTGGGCGGGTGCGGCACCTACCGCGATCGCGGTGCAGCAGGGTCGCATCGTCATGGCGGTACCGGGCGACAGCCTGCTGCGCGTATTCGGCCTCTCGGCACCCGGCACGCTTTCCCAGCAGGCGCATACCGCGTTGTCGCTCGGCGCAAGCGTAGGGTTGGCGCTGTCGACGACCACGCTGTTCGTCGGCGGTTCGGGAGCCACCGAGACGTTCGGGTTTTCCGGCAGCGCCTACGCGCTGACGCCGGTGCGGTCCGGTTCCGTGGGATTCTGGAGCGGATCATCCTGGTCGACGCTGGGACTCGGCGTCGGCCATCTGCCGTCCGCGATCGGTCTCGATGCCTCCGGGAGTGCATGGGTGACGACGAAACAGAACACGCTATGGCAGGTAAGTTCCGGCGCCGTCGCACTGTCGTCCGGGATCGTGTCGCAATATCCCGGGCAACCACAGACTGTGCCGATCTCGCCGTCTTCCGTGCTTGCCGGCGCCAGCGGGGTGTTCGTCGCCACTTCGATTCCCGGTGTTTTGGTCCAGGTGGCCTAAGCAGTGACCCAGACGTTCCGCACTATCCCTGTCGGACTCGGCACGCAGCCCGCCGTCTATCAGCTATCGATCCGCGCGCCCGGACAGACCTTCGCCGAACTCAGCACGTATACCTTTCCGTTGTCGCCGTCGCGGTTGCGCATGGCCCGTTCGTCGTTGTCGAGTTTCGTCGATACGCAGGGGTCGGCCTCATCGCAGGGCGTCACCCGGGTGATGGACGTCTACGGCCTGGCGCCGCCGATCTATACCATCGAAGGGACGACCGGCTGGGACCGGCACATGTCTGACGGCTATGTGCTGACCGGGCTGCAGTCGATGCAACTGCTCGCGGCTTTCCTCGCCCAGTACGCCACGTTGAACCAGCAGCAGCGCGCGAGCGGCAACCCGAACTACTATACCCTGGAGTTCTACGACTATTTCGGCGATAATTTTTGGCAGGTAGAACCGATCGGACCCCAGATATTCAACCAGAGCAACGACCGGCCGACGTTGATCTACTACCGGTTCAGTTGGGCAGCCGTGAAGCCGGCCGGCGTTCCGGTGCTCGGCGTCGTCGACGCGCTGGCCGGCCTGGTCTCGTCGTCCGCGGCCCAGGCTGCGATCAACGCGGCGCAGACGCTAGGCGCCTTCACCACCGCCTATGCGCCGTTCGGACTCTCCGGCACGTCGGTATTGCCGTAGTGTCGTACGAACCACCATTCGCGGGCTATCCCGGCACGGTATTCGCCACCTGCTGGCAATCGGCGGCGTGGCTCTCGACGCTGCTCGCGGGCGGCTCCGCGCCGATCGCGAGCATCGCCAACGGCGCGACGGCGGCGTTCCGGACGTTCATGAATGGCGCCGACGCGGTAGCAGCATGGCAGGCGGCCAACGCGTTCGCTCAGGAGCAGATAAACCTGGCTGCGGTCGACGCGCTGCCGCTCGGCTTGGATCCAGCCACCCAGGCATATTTCACCGCTCGGTTGGGTTCCGTCGCGGCGGCCGCGAGCGGGCTTGCAGTGCTGCCGCCGCAGGTCAGCCCGTTCGATGCGGTGGCGCTGCTGAGCGCGGGACAGCCGGCCGTTCCGGACTCGGGCTACCTCGAGTGGTGCGCCGGATTCGCGGCCGAGACCCCGCCGTCCGGACTGGTGTCGCCGGGATCGCTCGTGACGTATGCGACCGGTGCGGCGACGGCATGGTTGACGGTGACCAACGCGGTGCGCATGCTGCAGGGCGCGTCCTTGACCCAGGCGTTCGATACCGCCGCGCGCCAGTTCCGGGTATCGTCCGTGGTGGCGACCGGACTGGCTTCTATGACCGCTGGCGGCTTTACTGAAACGGACATCCCGGCACTGTGGAACGGCGCCGTGGCGATGCCGTCGCTTCTGCTGGACGCCGGATCGCTGACGTCATCGCCGGCCTTCCTCGGCAACCAGCAGGGCGGAGCCATCCGCGTCGCCCTGCGCACGCTGGCACTGCAGACCGCCTACCTCGTGCTGTCGCTGCGGTCGACGATAGCGTCCGGCAGCGTAGCCACCGCTTCGCTGCGACGCAACGAATCGCTGATGGATCTTGCCGCCCGTGCGGCTGGCGGGTTCGAGGCTTGGTCCTCCATCGCGGCGGTCAACAACATCCAGCCGCCATACCCCGGACCGACGAACCAGGCCGTGGCGGCGTCCGGTACGGTGCTGCTGATGCCCGGCAGCGTCGTCGCTCCGTCCGGCAGCGCGGCACCGACATACGCAGCCAACGTGCTCGGCACCGACTACGACTTCGGACCTATAAACGGTCCGCAACCGCCATGGCTGGGTGACATATCCCTGATCACGGGGTACGCCAACTTCGCACGCGCGCTGGGGCGACGCCTCCAAACTACGCTCGGTACGCTGGTCTATCATCCGGGCTACGGCAGCCGCATTCCGCTGGAGGTCGGGGCCATCCAAGGCAGCGACGAGGCGCGGCGGCTCGCGGCGTTCGGCAGGGCGGCGTTGGCTGCCGATCCCAGGACGGCGAGCGTAGTGAGCGCCACGGCGTCGGTGCGGCCGGGATTCCTGGCAACCTTCTACGGCACCGTGGTACCTGTAGGACCCGGCGCTGTTCCCGTATCCGTCAACGAGGTCATCAACCCCTTGCCGTAGGAGAGACGCTTGTCCAGCAGCCTGACGCCGACAGTAGCGGCCGCACCGACGACGGTACAGACGACGGCCAACATGGTCGCGCTGATGGCTGCCCAGACGAACGTCCCCACCGACTACAACCCGGGCTCGAACGTACGCACGCTCGACGAGGCACTGGGCTCCGTGATCGAGATCCAGGCGGTATCCGATCAGGCGTTGAGCTTCCAGGCTTTGGCCTACGGGGCGATGTCGCTGTTCGGAGTGCTGTCTGCGCAGGCAACGTTCGCCACGGGCACCGTGACCATGGCCACTTCGTTCCCGGTGGTTTCGGCGCAGCCGACCACCCAAGCCGTGTTGATCCCGTCAGGCACGCTGGTGCAGACCGCTGGCAGTATCCAGTTCGCGACCATCGGCCAAGCGACTCTGGCGTCCGGCACGTCGAGCGTCTCTGTCGGCGTCATAGCCTCCTTGGCCGGCAGCGCCGGAAACGTCGCCGCGTCGGCGATCACCGGCCTTCCAATCACGTCCATCGGCTATCCGCTCTACGTCGCCAACGGCGCACCTACCGGCGGTGGAAACGATGCCGGCACGCAATCGTCCGCGCTCGCGCAGTTCACCGCCCGGCAGGCCTCGCTTGGGTTGTCGTCGCCTGTGGCCGTCGCCAACTCACCGATCGGCGTCACCGTCAGCGGTACCGGCGAGATGGTGATGTTCGCCGCTGCCTTCGAGCCCTGGCTCGCGGCAGGCAGCGGCATGGGATCCGGCACCGCCGGATGGATACTCTACATCGACAACGGTACAGGAGGCGCCAGCAGCAGCCTGATCGCAGCCGTAGACGCATGGATAACCGGCAACGCGTCCGCCGGGCAGAGTGGGTTTCGTCCGGTCGGGGTGCCGTATCAGGTGCTCGGCGTTACGCCGGTATACGCCTCGGTCGCGGCATCCGGATCCCTAATCCCTGGCTTGTTCTCCTCCGGTACGGTTCCCGCCGCCGCCGCCAGCGGGATTCAAGCATACTTCAACGCGCTCGGCATATCCGCACCGTCCCCCGGAGGCTCTACGGGGCTCAACGCGGCAAGCCAGCCACAGATCGCGGCGCGGGTAGCGGATGCCGGTGCCGGTTCGTACGCGTCCCTGGCTGTGACGCTGACCTATTCCGCGGCATCCGGCACACCGGTGCCGATCGTCAGCGGCGGTGTCGGCACGCGTGTCATACTAAACAGCCTGACCGTCAACATACAGTAGCAATATGAATTTCGCCGCCGTCCTCGCGCAGCTAAGCGACCTGCCTGCCACGTTCATGCCGTCGGGAAACCCGTACGGACAGTTCGTCAACGCGCTCGCGGCGGCCGAGACTTTGTACACCGCAGGCGCCGATGCGACGGTGCAGCAGGTGATCGCCTTCCAGAATGCGATCGACGGGTGGATCGACCTGTGGGGCTTGATGTTCGAAGTACCTCGCAACCAAAGCGAGGGGAACATACCGTACTCCCTGCGCATTGCCGAAACCGTATTGGCATGGGTCGGCACGCTGCCCGCCATCCAGATATGGCTCAACCTGTTCGCGCCCGGCGGCAGCGTCACGGAGAATGCCTCAGGCAGCGGCTATGTCATAACCCTGCCGTCGTTTCTCACGCAGGCGCAGATCACCGCGTTCGTGGCATCTCTGGGGCGGATACGGCCGGTCGGCGTGCCTTTTACGGTCCTGTCTTCCCGCTCCGGCGTGTACCTCGGTAGCGAGGCGTTTCTTGGCGATGGGGTGGACTACGGTTCGTACCTGACCGGTGGTATATCTCCGCTGTCGCTCGGTCTCGGTGCGACGACCTGCAGTGCACAACCACTGGTGCCTGATCTCTATCTTGTCGATCCCAATCTCGCCCAGCCCGGTCTACTGTCGCGCGGGCTGCAGGGTATTTGGCCGCCTTTAAATCAACCGGTACAGCTACGTAACAATCAGTCCGTGCCGGTGCAGATAACCGGGCTGGCGAATAACGGCGGCGTGCTGCAGGTGCTGAACCTGACTGGTTGGCTGCCGTCCGGAACCGGACTGCCGGCTGGCGGTTTGTGGAGTCCAGACTTGGGAGGTCTAGCCTACGTCGTGCCTGGTGCCACACCCAATCCGTCCGCGCCGCCTGTCATATTCGGGCTCATAACGGCCGCGGCGCTGCTGGCACTCGGAGGTGCCAACCTGCCTACCACCGATCCAGGCAACGCGCTACAGATATGGAACAACGAGGGATTCCTATGCGTATCATTGGGTTGATCTTTTGCTTTTTGATCTGCTCGTCGAGCGGCGCGTGGGCAGAAGGCCTGTGCTCCAGCACAAACCTGTCGGCGTGTCCGAACGGTCCCTTCAACACCGTGGTGGCGAATACGGTGACCGCCGGTGTTTCACCATCGACTGTTACCGTTCCCTCGATCCAAACGAAAACGCTTCAAGTCATGCTGCAGCGGCTAGTCGGGCATGTTTCGGTTCTGGAGTACGGAGCGGATCCGCTCGGCAATATCGACTCCACGGCGGCGATTCAAGGTGCCATCAACGCTGCCGCCGGCACGTATCCGAGTTTGGGTGGATCAGTCGACCTATACCCCGGAAACTACAAGATCAGTTCGCCCGGGCTTATCATAGGCAACGGCGGCGGCAGCGTGGGATCACCCTCGACCGTCAGCGGCATCAAGCTGGTCTGCGTAGCGGCATGGGCCGGCGGCGGAAACAACGATAACGCGTGCAATCTCAATTCGAGCTACGCCGGCCCAGCGATAACGGTCAATGGCCCCATTCAGGGATGGGGTCTTGAGAATATCGGGATTGTCGCGAACACCACCAGCACATCGGCGGGGGGACTTCTCGTCAACTCAGGACAGTGGGGTAAGGTTGACGGTTTGTTGGTCTCTGATTTCTACGATTACGGCATAAAGTTGACGACATCGGGCGCCACGCCGAGCGACCAGAACGTCTTTCGCCAGATCAACATCGTCACGCCGACTGGCGGAACTACGGCAGTCGGCCTCTACATCGGATGCCCGCAAGGCGGGGGATGTGAGGGCAGCTTCAGCGATAGCTTCGACGACACGTTCATCGCCGTCAACAACCCTGGGGCGACCGGGCTTTATGCTGGATCGTCGGACAGCGAGAGGTTCCGCAATCTAACGTTCGCCAACAGTGCAGCGGGCAACAAGGACATCGTCTTCGATTACTCGCAGGCGAACAATAACGCGTGGCCGTCCAACTACTTACTCTATGGGCTGGAGACCGGCAACGGCAACGTGGGGGCAATAACTAACATCGGGACGCCTCCCTACACCTTAAACGAGCACAATATCGTCTATGCATTCTCGCGGACTAACGGTGCGCCATATCCGGTGCTGCCGAACCTGATCCTCGCAGACCTCATCGGCAAGCAGGGCGTCGATCTGCGTGAGTTCGGCGACGTTCCGGACGACACTACCGATAACTCGACAGCGATGCAGAACGCGCTGACGTGGGCGGCGACCAGCGGCGGGACCCTGCTAATCCCACCGGGGACGACCTACTACGCCGTCGGGCCGACCGCCACGTTGCCTGCTAACGCTACCGTTACGTTCCAGGGGCAGGGTCCAAACCTGTCGCTCCTGCGCCCCGCGTCCGGTCAGAACGGCCTGACTCTGCTCTCCGGAACGGCGCAGTCGTCGATCCACGTTGACGGCATCGGGTTTCTGGCGAGCGGCGCCGGGGCCGGAGACGCGATCCACTTCACGGCCAACGGCGCCACGGTGTTTTCCCAGACCACGGTGATTAGCAACGCGACATTCCGGGGCGCGGACGGCTACGGCGCCTCCGATTACTGGGCCAATGGCTTTTACACCGACCTCGTCAGCAACATTAATTTCCTGAACGATACATTTTACGGCACCAATGGAACATACCATGGTACCGGGATAAATCTCGCGGGCGGGACTGGCCTCGGGGTGATATACAACGTATCGGCTTCCAACTTTCAGGCGCTGAATAAAGGCATAAATCTGGGAAACAACATTCAGGGCTTAACTATTTCCCAGGGCAATTTCACGCCAGATAACTACGGTGTCTATGTCGGACCCGGCCTGAGTGGTCTCGATCAGATTTCGGTCGTCGCGTCACAGTTTAACCAAAACACCGTCGGCATTGATCTACTGTCCCCCGTGGTGAACGTCGTTCTTTCCGGTGGAAACCTCTTTTCGGTCAATGCCACCAACGAGACCGCAATCTACATTGCCGAAGCCGATCAGTGCTCGATCACCGGCAACGCGATTAACGGAATCAATTTCACGATCCCGTCCAGCGCAATCGGTATCGACATCGAAGGTGTCGAAGGCACGAGAGGTTGCGCGATCTCGGGCAACAGCATGAGTCTCTTGGATACGGCGGTTAAACTCGGCTCAGGTACGGCATGGAATAAGGTCTCCGGTAATCAGTGGGGACAGAACAATACAAAAATAACCTCGGCTAGCATAAACAACGAAATTTCCGGCCTAGGCCTTCTCTCGACCACCGTCACCAACGCGGTTAACGATGAATCGGGGGGCACCTTGCTAACCGTTGGCTCCACCTCAGGCTTTGTCACTGGGGAGTGGGTCATGGTAGCCGGCGTCGGAGGTATTCCGATCTTAAGCGCGGCGGGTTTAGCCCAGATCGTGGTGTCGGACTCGTCGCATCTTGACCTCGTAAACACCGGATTTGGGGGGACCTATACGTCCGGCGGCGTGGTCTGGGCGGTGCCGTGATCCAAACAGACGCAAGGAACGTAAGCATATGAACTACCCCAACTTCACCGATCCGCAGTTCCTTGACGCCAACGCGCCAGGCGGCTTGAATCAGGCCTTCGGCACGGTATCAGGTGCTTTCGCTTTGATGGGTAGCGGAGTGTGGGCCGCACCCGGCCTGCTTGCTCCCGATTCAATGACTTTATCGTTCGCGGGCATGACCGCTACGGTAGGCCTCCCGCTTCCGTGGAGCCTGGTATGGTCCGGCGGTGCCGTCGTCAACGCACACGGATCCCAGACCGGCATAGACACGCAAAGCTATTCGGTGTCGTTCGCCTCTCTGGTACCCGCCAGCGGATCGCTGACCGCCTATCTCGCGGCGTTCGTCAATTCGATACAGCAAAACCCGTTTCCGATCCCAGGACCTCCACCCGGTCATCCGGCCTATGATCCCGCCTTCGTGCCGGTGGTCGGCTACGCCACCAACGTGTACAGCGTGTCGTTGACCGCGGTCACCGGCGGAATCGACAACGTGAACACGTTCGAACTGTTCCGCACCACGTTGACCGCTGGACAGACGAACATTTCCGCCGTCAACACCGTCGGTCAGGTGCGTGCAACACAGCAGTTGGCGAAGGCCCAGATCCGCGTATCGACAGGTGGCCTGCTTACCGCTTCGCAGGCGTACTACGTGATATCGCCGACCGTATCCGGACTCACCCACACGCTGCCGCCAGCGAGCGGCGCGGGTGGACTGATCTACACGCTGGTCAATCCGACCGCGGTGTGGACGATAGCCGCTACAGGAACGGACAGGATCGCGGGCTCCGGCGTCGCCAATGGTCTGGCCAGTTTGACCGTACCTGTATCCGGTGCGATGCAGCTATGGGCCAACGCAGCGTCCGGCACCTGGAATATCATCGGTGCATCGCCAGTCCCGGCGGTAAATCTACTGCCGCTTAACAATACATGGACAGGTAACAATACTTTCAATAATTCGGTTGCTGTTTCAGGTGCGACATCCGCGAATCATGCAGTCAACCTAGGGCAGTTTGTGTCGGAGTGGACCGGAACCAATGACGGCTATGAGACGCTTCCCGATAATACGATTGATCTCACTTACTTCGCTGTTGCACCGTATAACGGTACAGGTTTTTTAACGACGAACATAACACTACCAGATGGCTTGTTTCCGAATCAAATACTCGATGCTTCTGTGTGCTTCAATGGAAATACACCTCCCCTGAACGTAGCGATCAGCGTGCAACCTTCCACGCGAGTATCGGTGAACGTTACCACAAACTCATCCGGCGGTGTCGGTGGCAATGCCGGAATCACTCTACGTATGCGCGGTAACTAGGTATTGCACCTATTGCGTCGCTTGCGGTGTGACGAAACTGGACCACATCTGCTGGGCAACGGTACCGGCGGTTTCCAAACTGTCAAACAACTGAAGCGCCTGACCAGTCCCTGAAGGCAACCCTATCTGGTAGACATTGGATGAACCTGCGACGTATTGCCGTCGCGCATTGCCTGTCCATATCGACTGAAGCAGACCGTTCGAACTGGAATCAGCGTAGATCGAAGTTGGCAGACCGCGTACCAGAGACAGTATCGTGCGTGAATTGCCTCCGAATACGAACCGATGCGTCACGGCCTTGACATAGAAGTCCCATAGGATCCCGTCCTTGAACGGTGCGTAACGGAATCGGGTTCCGATATAGACACTAGGCGACAGGGGAATCGTCGCTTCGCCGCGCGCCATCAACGGCAGCGGATGCCACCAACTCACGAGTGCGGCAGTCAACGTCGCCACCGTCTGGGGAATATCCAAGTTCTGCCTTTGAGACGCCACTCCGTTCCAGTCGTACATCCAACGTGTCACGCCATTGACGGGTTTGTAGCCATACCTGTGCACAGATGCCGGATCGGCGGCACCGCCGAATATGAACTGAAACGGAGCGGTGTTGCTTCCATTGTTGCCGTACAGCGTCTGGTAGGCTGATGGGTTCAGCATATAGAAGTTGCGTGCCTCGTCGGACGAGAACTCAATATTCGACTGAACGAAACCGTAGTCCTTCAACTGAGTCAACGGCAGCGCGTTCCAACGTGCCATATCGAGCGTGCCGATCGAAAAACCCGCACCGGTCGACCTAGGAAAATCCAGGCGCGGCACTGGATTTACCCGTGCCACCATCTGCGGTCCGGCCGGAAGCGCCGCAGGAAACTGCTGCATGGTAAAAACACGTCCCGAAGTTGACACGTTCGGCACGGAGGCGAAGGCCGTACCGTTGGATGCGGTCAACGCATAGGTGCCGGAAGGAGCGGTCGTGACGAAGAACTCATACCAGGGCCATGGAAAAATATCCATGAACTTAGCCATCCACGATTCCATGCCAAGGAACTGCTCGGTGATTGGAATGTAGACGTTGGGGTATTGCTCCAGCGTCTGGGAGACGAGAGTATTAAACGGCAGGCGCGTGCCGCCGCCCTGGTACGGCACGAACGTGGTTCCCAGCATGCCGCCGTTACCTGCCATGATCTTGTTAAACCACACCTGTCCAACCGTAACGGGTGATCCGTTTCCGTTCAGACCCTGCGACATCAAGGATGTTAGGCTGGACGGCAGATAGCCAAGTTGACCGCCGATCCCAGCGGGGGCCACCAATCCGTACATCGCCAGCGAGTACCAGTTTTGAGTGTTGAAGAACCAAGCGAAGTCAGAACCGACGACTTGTTGCCTTCGGCTCGCGGTCGAACCTTCCTCGCCGGACGTCCACTGATGTGTCTCTCCGGTTGTAGTCGAAACCCCGTCCATGACGATCGCCGAATCCGCACCTCGCTGCATGCCGATCAGTACGTGCGAACCTGGCGTGATTATCTCAGTCCAGTTCGGTGACGATTCGGTGCCCTGCGGACCTCCTGGCGCAAGCTCGATCACGAACGTACCGTTGACCCCTCCGGCAACCGATTTCGATACGGTAACCGATTTTATCTGGCCGCCGATGATCTGGTAGGGACCGCCTTCGAACGGATAAACTTCGATTCCGCAAGAGACGACGGCGAAGGGTGACGTCACCTGTTGCTTTCTCCTGTCAGTTGGCTGGAATGTTCCATGGATTGCCGAACGTCGGATTTAATACGCCCATGTCTTTCATCACCTTCGTTGCTCCCGCTGCTGCCACCGCAAGATCGTGCAGTTGCTGGTTGACCCACGGTATGATTACGTTCATCTCTCCGAACGACACCTCGCTGCCCTTCATCGTACCGGCAAGCGCGTCGGCTTGTGCCTTCAGCGCGTCCGTCGGCATGTTCGACGGCCCCGAGCCTGCTGCTGCTCCTCCAGCTGACGCAGCGTCGTTCAGCGAAGGTATTCCAACGTCGCGACCTGCATACTGCTGTGAGTACGCACGTGCATAGGCGTGCTGCTCGTCAACGTACCGTTGGGGCACGTTGCCTGGTCTAGAGTACTCGTTCCGCATATAGTCAACGCTATCCTCGGCGGAACGCGACTGTGCGATATCCTGGCCGGACTGGTAGGCTCCCGAGTCCGCTCCCGGCTGGGTCTGCTCCATTCGCATGAACTCGACGGCTTCGCGGGTCAACTGCTCCGGCGACACGCTCGTATCGTCAGGCATATGCCCATATCTCCGCCTGTAGTTCGTCAGTCGCTCACCGCGCAACTGAAGCAATCCGTGCGCGCCTTGACCGCCGCCCTTCGTGTTCGAGGCGTACGGATTGAACCCTCCGGTCTCGGTGTTCATGTTCGCCAACACGGCCGAGGCGGCGTTGTTATCCAGTCCGGATTGACGAAGCTGGTCGTACGCCTTCGTCACTATGTCGCCGCCTGGACCGTTCTGTCCCTGGCTGTACAGTCCTGGTGTCTGACCGTGAATTCCGATCGCCAACCCTTTCATGTAGCCGGGCAGTTGATTGATAAACGGGTTGTTGGTTAGCAGTTCCTGTTCGGCCTGCGGGTTGCCTCCGATGACGCCTCCCCCTCCACCGACTATCTCACGCAGGTACGACGCAGCAGCCCATCTGTTACCTGCCTTCTGCGCGTCGAAATAGCTTTGCAGCAGTCCGTGACCAACCGGATTGGCGTCAAATTTCTCAAAGTATCCCGGCTGCGCCTTGTTCAGGAACCCGCGAAGCGAATCGCGCGTTGTAAGTTTTCCCGTAGCGTCACCGTATATCATAGTTCGCAGAGGGTCCTGGCCAACCGTAGCGTTAGCTGCCTGATATCTTTGCGCGGCGTCCAGCCCAGCCTCTCCCGTCCGTCCTCCTGGCAGATCGGTGTAGCGCGTGATAAACGCGCCAAGGCCCTCGAGGCTTGCACCGATACCGCCACCGTTCCGGACGGAAGAACCGATCGCGATGTCGATCGACTTCAAAATAGATGCGCGATCGAGACCTTGCTCGACCGCCATCGTCATTATCGGCGCCATCTGCTGGAAGTACGTCTGCACACCGTCCGCGTTGCCGCCAACGAAACCGTAGCGTGCGGACTGGCCTATGGAATCCTCGACGTTCAATCCACTGAACGCGGGAAGAAACTTCGCGCCACCGATCGCTTTTATAAGGTCAGTGCTGTCGCCCACACTGCGCTGGGATATCCCGAAGTTGGATTGTATGCGTAACGCTTCCGTCGGACCCAATCCAAGCCGCTCCATCCATTCCGGAGGCTTGTAGCCATCGTACAGCGAATTCATCAGCCCCTTGCCGCTGAATCCACCAGCACGGCCCATGGCATACGAATCGTATGTCAGGTTACGGTAGGGGGCGGCGTTTCCGAGCGCACTACCCTCCAGGCCTCCGAGTCTCTGCGGTGCGAAGAACAGCTCCTCCGCCGCAGCTGCGGCCGTAGCCGCGCCGACGGCACCCGTCAGAAGCCTAGACGTGGATCCCAGACCGACGAATCCCGCACCAGGGATATGAAATCCACCGCCGCCACCCCCACCGCCGCCTGGACTACCGCCACCACCACCACCACCACCCCCACCAGGCGGCGGTGGTGGTGGTTGGTTGCGCTGACGCTGCAGAAAGGCAGGCGGTGTCGGCCAGCCCTGCGGCGGCATGGGTATGCCTGCGACCGGCGCACCTCCGCCACCGCCTGGACCACCACCACCTCCGAATCCTGGCCAGCCCTGCGAGAACGACGCGCCCGAAAGGCGAGCGCTGATCCGGTGATCGACGGAATCGATATCGCGCAGGAACCCGAGCACGGAACCGATCGGCGCGCCGGCGTTCGGTGTGCTCAACGCCCGGATGAAATCGCTCGCCACGCCGCTGCCGCTGCCGCTGCCGCCGAATCCCGTTCCGGTGCCTCGCATCGATGCGGCGGCGACGCTGCTTGCGTTGGCGGCGTGCTGCATCTGCCAGGACGACATGAGCGAAGACGCGCCGCCCGCCGTCACGCCGCCGACCGCGCCGGATTCGACGCCCTGAAGCTGGGCCAGGTTGAGCCCCGTCAGGTTCGCCGGCTGGGCCTGCCCTGACAGCCTGATCTCAACCAACCGGAACCGCCTTTCCGCCTTTGCTCAGCCCCATCACCATACCACCGGATTTGGCGTTCTTGCGTTTTTTGTACTCGTCCAGGCGCCGCTGCGCTGCCGTCGATCCGCGCTTCGCCAGCCATTCGCGCCGCGCATCACCGGTCAGCGAGTTGAACCACGCGGCCGACGATTCCGGGGACACCGCGTCCGTACCGAAACGCCTGAAGGTGAACCGTTCCGGTTCATCCTTCGCACCCATCTCCAAGATGAAGTCGATCTCGGCCGGCGTGTGCTCGGTCAGCGGCTTGCCGAACGGACCGCCCGCCGCGTGTGAGCCAAGGATCCTACTGGCTACCCACAGCTTGCTCGCCAATACGTGGCTTAGGGGGATCCCCTCTCTTTCGAAATCGGTCCACCTGCTTGTCGAACTCGGTGCGGATCCGCCAGACCGTGTCCTCGTACTCGAACGGGAACTGGGTGAAGTCCACGATCGGTTTTCCGTCCGGACCGGGAGAGAAACACCACGTCTGGTCGGACCGCACGAGGTACAGTTCGAGGATCGCGAAGCTCGTCGCCATCTCGACCGTCGTCCGGTCGACACCGAAATCGATCGGCAGTACGCCGCCGCTCTGCGGGAACGCGCGCCGCCGCACGTCGGCCGCCTTGAATCCCAGTTCGATCAGGTATCTGATGGTGGGTTTCCGGAACGTGTACGTGCCTTCGTCGACGACGATATCGAACTCGGGAGACAGCGGATCGGCCACGGGTGAAACCTCGCGATGCTAACGTAACCGCAACTATGCCGCGTTCCGTGCTACCCAGTCAAGCCCAGGGTTCCTGCCGCGGTGCCGGCCGATGCGACGGCGGTCGCGATGCTCAGCGCATTCTCGCCGGTGTTGACGATACTTTCGCCGGCGCTGTTCAGCACGTTCATCGCCATGAACGAGTACGTGTCGCGTATCGGCGCGTTCGTCGGGATCGATTCGGCGAAGTTCTGGCACTTGGCGCCGACGTAGGTGAACTTCACGGTGTTCGTCAGGCCGTCGTAGATATGGATATCGAACTGGTTTCCCGCGAGCAGGTAGCGGATGTCGTTGCCTCCCTGCAGGGCGTTCACCCCCTGCGTCGTCAGGGCGAAGGAATCGAGCGATATCTGCGGCGACACCCGCAACTGCTGCACCTCCTGCGGCAGCGCGGAACCGATCCCGTACAGCTGCTCCGCGCCGAACGGAAACTGGTGCCCGGACGTCTGGGCGAAGAACACGATCTGATCGCCAAGCCATATCTCGACCTGGTTGCCGTTCGCGACGTTGTTCGCGACCTGCTGCGGATTGAAGCCTGGCATGTCCGGAATCCTACGAGCTTACGATCGAAAACGACAAAGGCTGCACGGACGAGTAGCAGGTGATGTAGCGGTTCTGGCCGACCAACTGCACGCTGACCGTGATCGACGCCAACTGCTGCGTGCCGCTGTAGTTCAACACCAGCGACGCCGTATTCCAGGCCGACAGCACGCCGTTGCTGGAGCCGCCCGTGTATATCAGCGAGTTCAACAGCGACTTCAGCGCGTTGAGTATGGCGGTCTCGGTGGCTGGGGTCGCTATCGTGCCGACGTACTGCCGCAGCACGCTGGTGACCGAATAGGCTAGCCAGTACCGGCACGCCACCTGCTGCGACGACGTGTTCTCGACGTTGTCGTCGACCTGCCAGCAGGTCATATCCGACAGGATCGTCGGTGGCCCGTTCTGCTGCGTTGTCTGCCAGATCGCCATCACGCCGGCGTTCTGCAGCGTCTCCAACTGAGACGCGGTCAATTGCGCCCCGGCGTTCGCACCCTCTACCCCGTCTCCGTTCAATACCTTGTTGGTCAGCGGTTCGGCGACGATGTTGCCAGCCGCGATCGCCGCCGCGGCCGCGGCCACGTACAGGCCACCGTAGAGTTGGCTCTGCCCCGTCTGCGTGTTCGTCGCGTAGATGCCGGGATAGGCGTAGGCCATCTGCAGCGAATCGAGGTTCGTCGCGTTGGTCACCGTCGTGGCGACGGTATCGCCGATCGACGATCCGGTGAATCCCCTGCGCCACATTCCGTAGGGCGGCCCCGAAGCGGTCTCGCAGTGCTGCGCCAGCAGCGCCTGCACCGCGATGGCGTTACTGTCGCAGAACACCGTCCAGGCCGGGACGGACAACGCCGCGATCAGCCCCGACGCATATCCACTGTTCACCGGCGGCACGCCGGTGGCTCCGGTAAAGAACGTCGGCGATCCCGTCGCCGGCAACCCTGCGAACCCTACCGCCGCACCGGCACCCGATACGGCCGTCACCAACGAAGACGCGAACTGATTGACCCAGAACACCAGGTCGTTCTGGAACGCCGTGGGATAGGTGTAAACAGTAGGAGTACCCGACGCGACGGCACCACCGCTATCGTCCATCAGGAGCGAGGGCAGTTGACCGCCCGTCGACGAAACCCCAACCGCGACCCAGTGGCCTGTCCCATTGATCGCTTCGATGAGCGATCCGACTGTGGCGAAGCCACCGGAACCGATGAACAGATTAACGGTTTCGCCCGCAATCGGACTGTTCAGGTTCATCACGCCGCTGGCGGGATGAATGGCGTATGCAGCGCCTGAACTGGTGCCCGTGTAGCCGATACCGAACGGTATGCCTAGCCCGCTGCCGACCAACTGCACGCCCGCATAGTTGTCGGTTATCGTCAGGTCGCGACCGTTCGTGGATTGTCCTGCCGCGTAGCTGGTCTGGTACGTCAATTGGTTCGACGGTGGCCCGTAGAGCACCGACGTAAGCGTCGCGTAGACCGAATTTCCGCCGGACGTGAGCAGTGCCGCGAACGACTGCGTGTTGCTGCTCACGTCGATGAAGGTGATCTGCTGCGCGCCGTTCAACTGCGGCGACGGGTTGGCGATGAACGGGATGTAGTTCGCCACCGGCGCCCCGCGCACGGCGGCGGCGAAATCGGTCGGACTCGCGTACGTGACCGGCACCTGCGGCTTGGGTCCCCAGCCATAACCGAGAACCAGCATGGGTGGCGTGACAGGAGGCGTGTTCGGCAGCGACGGCTGCACGTTGTCGGCATAGTATGCGCCCGGCAGTCCAATGAAGGTGCCAGCGAAAGTGATTCCCTGCTGCGGCATCTTAGGTCACTCCAGGCATGCCGGGATACGCCGGTTGCGATCCGTACGCCGCGATCAGCGCGCTCCACTCGGTCGGCGTGTGCTTCTCGCCTCCGTGGTTGATCTTCAGCAGCTTCAGCCATATCTCGTCGCCATGGCCGTACGTCACGGTCATCACGACGCGTCCCTTGAACGTGACGGGTGCGCCGTTGCGTAGCATCGGCACGCGACGCGGCCGCAAGGTGGCCGCGAACACGCCGAACGCGATCGGCAGTTCGGCCGGTGCCGAATCCGGTACTGGCGCGGATCGCATCCCGTCGGGAGCGAGTGCATCCTCATCCATGCAGCGAAAAACCTCCGGCTCGACGCATAAAAATAGCCCCTAATCCAGGGACCACCTATGCCGTCGTCGGTATCTGGATTTCGTCCACCACGTTGCCCCCGGACGACGAGACCGCCACGTTGATGTGCTCGATCAGGCCGAATCCGGTCAGCATCGTGACGCTGAAATCACCTTCCAAGGTCAGCATGGCGTCCGCCCAGTAAAAGCCAGGCGCCTGCCCGGTCCACTCGTCTCCGGTAGTTCCCGAGGTCGCCTGGAAGTCGTGCCTGATGTTCTGCGCGATGCGGCTGAACAGCACCGCCTTCAAGGCCCGAAACGCGATCAGGACCGTATCGCGGTAGAAGTCGCGCTCGTCCGCACTCGGACTGATCACGCTGATCCGCCATACCCGCCGGCTCCAGCCGGGCAAGGTCCACAGGTTCTGCGCATCGGGGTTCATCACGTCCTGCCCGATCGCCGTATCGCGATCCTGGAACAGCTCGAGATTGACGACGATGAACGGCATCGCGGCGAATCCGGCCGCTGGCATCTTCGTCGTCACCTGCACGGGGCTTACCGTCACGCCGGATGGGCGCGGCGCGTTGTTCGTCGCGGCCTGCAGCAGGCGGATGATCAGCGTCGTCAACGCGTCCGGCACCGTGACGATGAACCCGGCCGGCGTAACCGGCCCGATCTCCGTCGTACCCGTGGAATCGATCGCCTGCCATTCGTAGGGCAGCGTGGCATCCAGCGGTTCCGACGAGAAGGATGGTCCGTCGCCCACGTCGCACCAGTAAGGCAATGGCGGCCCCTGGTATATCTGGACGAAAGCGCCCCCCGATACCGAGCGCGACAGGGTCATGTCGACCACGCCGGACGGCGGCGCGAAGTTCCCGTCGTCGGCGCCGTAGAAACCGAGCAGCACGCCGCCGCCCGTGGGAAGTGGCGTAAGGGTTACGGGCGGGCCGCTCAGGTCAACCTCCCGTCGCCATGCGCCTGGCCATCGCGGCCAGGGTCAGCGCCGGCGAGTAGGCCGGCATCGGCGGAATGATCCAGGAATCCGGCGACGAGTTGGGACCGAATGAGGCGAACTCACTGCCCGATCGTTGGCGCACTTCCGCCCACATAGACGGCCGCAGTCCGGGCGGTCCGGCACCGACCCGGCGCAGCGACGTACCTGGCGTGGTGCCGATCGGCCGGTGCATCGGGATGGCACGACCGGACAGCGCGCCGACGGTCTTCATGTCGAAGCTGCGATGTCCGGTCTCCAGAATCGCCGCCTCGGGTGCGACGCCCTCGTCGGCGACGATCGCCACCGTCGATTCGTCCACCTGCCGCAGACTCAGGCTACCCGCATATTTCCCGCTCGGGTAGTGGATTTTCTTGCCGTTCAGTGAGGTCTCGCCCAGCGCGAACGACAGCCACATCAGGAAGATCTCGACGCCGATCGCGCTCACGGCCTCCGGCGGGAGATTCGTCCGCACGACATAGGTGTAGCCTAGCGCCATTTCGCTTGACTCCGACGCGCCAGCGCGGCATGTTTGCGGCACGGCTTCGGCCGCTCGCGTCCTCGGGCGCCTTGGAGGTGGCTTCGGCCACCCCCGGTTGATTTCATGTTCATGACCCAGCCACCGCGCGACCGACCATCGGCGTGAACGGCGATACCGTGCCCGCCAACTGCACGCTGCCGGGCGCCTGCGGCTGGATCCCGCGCTGCCTCGTCCAGAAGTCCAATGCCTGCAGCCGGAACCGCCTGGGCTCGGTCACCGTGCCGCCGCCCAGCGGGCGAACGTGCGGCAAGCCGCCTGCGCCGCGGAACGCGACGTAGAACGGTGCGGCCTGAAACTCGACCATGTAGTTCGTGCCGGGCGGATAGCCGCCGATCGTCACCGTAGCACCCGACACGGCGTACTGCGCCACCTGATCGACGTCGCCTGTCGTCGGATCCCATACCGTCACCGCATCCTGCGGCGCCACGCGAAGGTTCTGCTGGAACGGCAGGTTCTCCTTCGTGCCTGATTGCAGCACCGCCGTGTACCGCGACTGCATGTCCACCGCGACGAAGCCGTCGTCGGTGCTTGCGTTCGTCCACGCATCCGTCGGCTGTCCCGGATCGTCCACCGCGAGGGTCGGGTTCATGAACGGAATCGTCATCGACGGCTCCGAGGTCTGGAACACGCCGTAAGATTCGTTCATCTTCACGCCGGGTTCGTCCGGCGTCGGGCTCATGTGCATGTATTCGATATACGCCCGGAACGGCATGGACGGCGCATCCCAGTAGACGCCCAATCCGAGGCACCTCGTGCAGCTACGCTGCGGGGCGCCGATCTGCGGCAGCCGTCCGTTCGCGCCGCCACCAGCGTAGACGCACGGGCACCCGTGCGAGCGCATCCAGGAAACCCGCTGGCCGTGCGTCGCGATCAAGGCGTCGAAGTTCTGCGACGCCAGGCCCCTGGCGGTGCTGGTCAGCGCGGGAAACGGGATCACGGGGAGCATCAGAGGATTCCCAGATGGACGCCACCCACCGCCGACTTGGCCCGCGTCGTCAGTTCCTTCGCCTGCTTCTCGAACTGCATGATCGCACCGGCGAACGCGCCGCGCGGGTCGAACTTCATCCGCTGCATCAGGCCGTCCGCCTGGATCGCGGTCTCCAGCGCGCCGTAGTTCACCGACAGTTGCATCGACGACAGCGCGATCACCGCGGTGCGCGCCAGCACGAGCTGTAGCATGAAGTTCCAGTTCGCCTGGTAGTCGGCCGGCGTCAACCCTGCGGTGTACTGGAACCACATGCCGCCCGGCACGTTCTCGGCGAACCCCATGAACGCAAGCTGCATCGCGAACAGCGGCAGCATCTGCACCGACGTGGCAGGCACGAATCGCACCAGGCCGCGATCCTGGTCCTCCACCACCCAACTCTGGGGCATCCGGAAGTACTCGTTCAGCAGCGGGTAGATGAAGGCGACGTTCTTGGTGCCGTTGAGGTTGGCTGCGTTCACCACCCCGGCAGGATCGACGGTGTCGACGCCCTTGACCGGACGCCAGCGCAGCCGCTGGTAGAGCCACCCCTCGTCCCGTGCGCGGCTGAAGAAGAAGTCGTACGCCGCCTCGGAGAAATCGTAGTCGACGCCGAGTTGCTGGTAGTTGTACTTGGTCACCAATCCAAGCTGCAGCGTCTCGGCCAGGGTCTTGGTGGGCGGCGCCGCGATCCAGGTTTGGCACAGTTTGATGTTGGTGTCGTTCTCGATGTTGTCCTCGGCCATCCGGATCCAGCCGAGTACCGTCTGGTCAGGAATCGGCACCGGCGGGTTGCCGAACTGCTGCAGCGGGATCTGCACGTACTGGCGCACATCGTTCGGTTGCAGTCCGGTCTTGGTCTTGGCGCCAGACGAGTAGGTGTTCACCGTCGGCGCGACGCCGGATACGGACGTGTTCCAGTTCCACAGCGCCTTCGTCGGCACCGGAACGTAGGTCTGCGGCCCGGGGGACGACATTGCCTGCCCCTACCGTCGCTTGCCGTGCTGGTGCGGCTGATTCCGGGTCACCGTGTCCGCGACGCGACCCAGCGTCAGCCTGCCCTCGCTCAACACGGCCGGCTGCCGCGTCATGCCGTCCGTCCGTCCGGTCGCGTCCGTCGTGTGCACCGGCGGCAGCGGTGCCTCCGTCAAGGCCGTATTCGCGACCGGCGTCTCCCCGAACATGACCAGTCGCACCGAAGGAATCTCGCGCAGCCTGGATGCCTGGTCGGCGGTCAACGTATCGGTTTCGTACCGCCCGACCGCGACGCTCTTGAACAGCACGCCGCTTATCTCGCCGCCAGCGCGGTGGCCTTGCCGCCACATCTTCCAGATCGCCGAGTGCTCGATCAGTCGCGCGATGAACGTCATGCTCCGGCCTTCCCGCCACTCCGCGCAGTCTACGCTGCTTTTTCTAGCGTAGCTAGGGAGTTTACGGGACGATCCCCGCCGCCTTCAACACGCCGGTCAGGTTCGCGTGCACCACCGCGATCTGCGCGGCCTGGGCAGCGGTGATGACGACCACGTCGGGTCCTGGCTGCATCGCGTCGATCGCCTGGCGCTGCGACTCGTTGAGCAGCGGCTCCCCGCTGCGAAAGGTTGGACCTGAAGGAGTGCCGCTCTGCGGCGCTGGTCCCGGCTCCAGGGTTGATCCCTGGTTGATCGGTCCGGTCCAGGGTTGCGGTGCCAATGAATTCATCTCCGACATGGCACTCCCTGATTGCTGCTGTTCGATGCTCACGACGCGAATCTCCCTGGTTAACCTGGGTGCAACGTCACACATGGCTCCGGGTTGCGTCGAGCGTCGGAAACTACCTAGATGTGCTTGACTCTCGTCCAAGCAGCATTACGCCGGCGCCCGATCGGCAGATGAGCATCGAGGTACATCTCGAACCACAGCCGACGCCGGAACGGCACCCGTGCCCAGCGCCGGCGGTACATGTCGACTCGCCTGCACTCGTGCGGCGCGAGACGGGCATGTCTCCAGCCGAACGGTCTAAAGAGCAATCGGTCTATCTTGGCGTCCGCCAAGCCTCGCCTGCGTTTCCTGGGGATCAGCATTCGCGCAGATTACGTCGGTTCAACGGGTGTGGCAAGTTCAGGGAGCAAACTTCGTCCACTTACCCGGGTTGGTGTCGATCTCGTACGGACCGAACACGCGGTAATCGCCGCGTATTTCGGCTACAGTCGGTTCGTTGAAGGTCACACGGTACATGTGCTCCGGTTCGATCGTAGCGCATTCCACAGGAACCAGCCCTATCGAAGCGCTGTCGACGAATATGTCTCCAAGCGGGCTCGAAAACACTCCATCGCCGAAGGCTGTGTGGAACACCACGATCGGTCTCTTGCCATCCAGATTGATGACGACAGCGTCGTTTTCAAACTGACTTGCAGGTACGATTACGTCGTCCCACGTCTTCGAATCGAACGCATAGCCAGGATCACCCATCCAGTATTCACCGGAAGGTACGTTTATCTTTACTATTTTGGTCTCCTGTTTGTTTCGTTTTTTACCCATCTTAGCTGCGGATAGTTTAGCTCTGTGCTCCGCCGATTTAGGTTTTCCGGTCAGCGCCGCTCGTATGGCAGCACGATGTTCTGGCGTCCGGACAGCACCAACTGCCAACGTACGAAGCCGCTCCGCTTCTTCTGGCGTGCACACTTTGGGATTTGCGGCCCAGCGACGAAGCGCTGCTTCTCGCATTTTTAGCTTTACATTTTCTGGATGCTTGCGACCGGTCTGGCCTCGAGCCATCGCATCGCGCGATTCTTGCGAGGCTTTTCTGCCTGTCTGTCTGATTCGCATGGACTCTACCATATCTGGAGATAGTTTCCGCCCTGAATGGATTCGGCTTAACTCTGCCTTCCACTCTTCGGTGTGCCGGTAACCAAGCGCTCCGTCACCGCCATCGGTGAGATTATAACCTGCTGGTGAGCGAGTAACCAACTTTGCAATAAGTTGGGTCTCCATGTCTGCCGCCTCTTTACGTGTCGTAAAAACAGCCACCAGTTCGACAGTGAACGCGTCAAATCCATATTTACGCATCGCTGCGTGCAACACCCACCCGCTACCTTTTCGAGCATCGCTAAGATGTTTTCCAAATCGTCTAGCGACAGTCATTGATGTGAACCCGACGTAGTTCTTGCCGCTCGCAGTGCACCGTATCAGGTACACGTTGAACACGTCGGAACCAGACTGTATGCTTTTCGCAGCCATATCGGCAGCCCCTTACTGCTGTTGGTCAGAAACGGCGCTGCTCTTGCCGGAGCGGCGCCGCTTTCGTATCTAGCTTAATAGCTAGCTATAGTCAACAAAAAAGCCCTGATACACTCAGGGCTTTTTTGTTGACTATTCTCTCAAAGCGTTAGTTGTTCGCGCCGAGCGGATTCCATGCAGGGTTATCGGGAACGAAGTTTCGAATCACCGCGTGCATTTTTGGGATTCTATTCCTTATAGCCCCGATCGAAGCGACACACCACGGCATGTATAGGTTCGCGGCGAAGAGATTAATCCTAGTCAATGGGAGAAGATACCTATAATCTAAGGCCTCGTCCTCCGTACGCATGTCCAGCAAGTAGATCTCCTCGCTGCCCGGAAGTTGGTAATTGTAGTCGATGAAGTTGACCGTCCCCGTGCCGCTGGCCAGGATCGAGCCGACGTAGCGCACCGCAGTCGGCGAGTTGGACCCCGACGCGAAACCGCCTGCTCCGGTGCGGAACACGCGATATGCGTAGGCGTCGGCCGCAGCCGGGCCGCCGATCGCCACCACCGCGGCGCCGGACGTGGTGATCGCGGAACCGGCCAGCGCGTTCGACCATGCGAGGTTCGACTCGTTCATGTTGACGTCCGTCGAGGCCACCCCCCAGTGGTACGATGCCGTAGACCCGGTGTAGGGGGATCCCGCGCCGACGCCCCAGTTACTGCCCGCGTAGGCGGCGCCTGATGCGCTGGCGATGACGCCGGACGGCGGCGTCGGATTGACGGTCGTGGTCGGCGTGGTGCCGTTCGAGCGCGGCTGCCCCTGGGCTGGCGTGTCGCGCGCGGTGATGATGATATCGAGCGGGAACTGGATCGGACCCAGGCGGGTCCGCATACCCTGCAGATCGCCGTCCACCACGATACCGGCACGGTCCGAGAACTGGCTGTTCACCAGGTTGTTCAGCAGCGTGGTGACGAGCGACTGCAGCGAACCGTTGGTCGTCGGCGTCATGAAGGCGTGCGTGCTGCGGCCGAACTTGGTCCACGAGGCGATGTTGGCCGCCACCTCGTAGAGCATATTGTACAGCGCCTGGGCGGTGGACCAGCCCTGGCCCAGGTTCGCCGCGACGAACTGCTGGAAGTCGAACAGGTTGCCGCTCGGCGTGGTCGGGCCGACGCCGGCGAACTGGTTCGGGAAGATGTTCGGGTTGCCGTGGAAGCACATCCAGTCGGCGGTCTGCAGCACGGTGAGCGCCGAGTTGGCGTTCTCCTGCTCGTTGACGCTGACGAAGTTGTTCTGCGCCATCAACGCCAAGGTGACCGCGCGGCCGTCGAGCATCAGCTTCAGGTTGATCGACTGCAGGGTGTAGATACCCGCGTTCGTCGCCAGCGTGCCGGAGGATACGTTCGAGAACCCGCTGGTCGCCGAGCCCGGCAACGCACCGCCCGGATCGTCGATATAGGCGAAATAGTCGACCACCTGGTACGCCGGCGACTTCGGCAGCGACTGGTAGAAGGTGAAGCTGTCCGGCCGCACGGTGCCGCGCGCGAGCCGCGTGTCGAGCGACACATAGCCGAGCGACTGACCGCCGGTGATCTGGGTGAAGTTGGTCTGCGTGCCGACATCCAGCACGGCCTTGGCCATCGGATTGGCCTTGGCGAGTTCGACGGCGTCGATCTCCAGCAGGCGTCCGCGGCTGGAGTTCGGCTGGGCGCCCGGTGCGTTGGTCTGGTAGTAGCGCGGCGTGTCGCGCCAGACCCGGGCATACGCCTGCTCCGGTGCTGCCGCCTTGTGCAACGCCTCGCGTGCCTGCGCGCCGTCGAACATGATCGGCGTGCCGCCGCCGAGGCTGATCGCCGCCGTGTTGCCCATCGCGAGTGCCGCGAACATCGGACGCAGCGGCTCCAGCGGGTTGCCGTGGCCCGGCAGCGAATTCTCGAATTGCTGCAAGGCCTGAAGCGAGGTGTGCTGAAGCACTTCGGTCGGCATGTCGGCCGACGCCATGTTCGGCCGAACGTAGTCGTAGTCGGGTCGGCGTCCCGTCGGCATCGGCGGCACGACGGCGGGTACGGACTGGATATGCTCAGACATGTCGGTTTCGGTCCTTCTCTATCCGTTCCGTTACGCCGCCCGGCGCAGGATTTCCTGCACAGGAGGCGCGCAGTTGGCGATCGCCGATTTCACGGCCGTATCCGGTAGTGCCATACGGATCGACGCGAGCGCGTCGATCCCCTTGTCGCGCTCGGCCATGCTGATCTGGCCGGACGAGGCCAGCGCGTTCATCTGCGCCTCGGGTGCCGCCGCCAAATCCACACTGGACTTGAACAGCTCGGTCACAGGTGGGCGACCGCCGTCCTGCGGGTTGCGCGACTGGCCGCCGACCATCCGCATGACCTGCTGCACGTCGGCCTGCATCAACGCGTAGCCACTGAGCGACTTCTCGAGCGCGGATGCGATCTTCGCCAGGTCGGCCTGGCTTGCCGGCGAGGGCTGCACGACGACGGTACCGCCGTCGGGAGCCGCGTTGCCGACGGACTCGCCGTGCGACGGCCACTTGTCCTGGTTCTTCGCCTTGGTCTCCTTCAGCGCCTTGGCGACGGTACCGAGCGACTTCTCGATCTTCGTCATGCTGGGCCCGACGCGGCCGCCGCGCAGGGACTTCGCGATCGCGGCGTGCGACCGTGCCTTCGCCATGCGGCGGCTTGCCTTCTTGTGGTGCCGGCGTCCCGCCGCGTGGCGGCCGTCCTCCATGGCATCCTCGGACTCCATGGCCGCGACCTTGGCCAGCTTGACCAATCCCTTGGCAAGCAGCCGCTCCAGTGCGGCGGCCTTCTTCATCGCCTTCTTCTGGTCGTCGTCGGATTCGGACTCGGCGTCGTCCTCCTCGTCGAGTTCGTTAACGATCTCGATGTCGGTGCCGGAACCGCCTTCGGTCTGCTCGGCCTCATCGTCCTCGTCGGCATCCTCGCCTTCGTCGTCCTCGCCGGATTCGGATTCCTTGTCCGCAGTGCTTTCGGATTCGCCGGCCTTCTTCGCCTTGGACACCGCACGCACGACCTCCGGAATCGCCTTGGCGAGTGCCGAGGCCACGGCGGCCGGAAGCGCCTTGGCGATCTCGGCCTTCAGCACGGCGGGATCGAACGTAAGCGCCGTCGGCGAGGGCTGCGTCTCCAACGCCTGCACCCGGCTCTGCATCGCCTGACCGAACGCCACCAGCGACTTCATGGCGCGCGCCTGCGTCATCAGCTTGCGGCCGAGATCCTCGGTGACTGCCTGCACGCCGCTCTGCCGCGTCGGACGCGAATACTCGCGCTCCATCGGTTCGGCGCCATGGCCGGATGCGTCCTGCGGCTTGCCGACGCCGACCTTGCCAGCCGGAACGGAGGATTCGGGACCGCCTGCACGGGTCGTCTCCAGACGGTCGTCCGGCGGTCCGTCGAACAGGTCCTCGACCTGACGGATGCGATCGTGGTCGTCGCCTTCCTCCAGCAGTGTGGTCGCCTTGCCGAGTTCCATGGACGCTTCCAGGGAGGCTTCCTTGATCATGTCGACGCGTTCCGCCGGGGTCATGCGCCCGAGCAGGGTCCCGAACGCCTTGATAAGGTAGCCGGCGCCGCGCGGCGTGACGGCGGTCTGTGCGATGGTCATGAACTCTCCCGAGCCTCCGGTCTTGCAGGTGCCGCAACTATGCGTCGGCGTACAGGCGCAGCCCAATGCCGAAACGACGGACGATTTCCCGACCGGCGACTTCGTATCGCCGGTACGCAGCCAATCGACGAAACCGTCGAAATCCATGCGCCTTACCGAACCGATACGCTCCACGCCGCGCCCGTCAGAGAACGCCGCGATATAGGTGCGTCCGGCCTGCGCGCCGTCGCTGAAGCCCAGCATGCACTTGTGCTCGTCGAAACCGCCGTCGTCGGCATCGACCTGGTCGATCACGTACACCGGACACGTGTGGATACGATGAGCCTCGGGGCCGACATAGACATCGACATGGTCGCCGTCGGCACCCTCGGTGCGCTTCACGTACCCGTAATGCGCGGGCATGCGTACCGACCACGGCGTGCCGTCCGGCGCCGTGCCGCTGCGCATGCGGTCCAGCGGCGTCTCGATGGTGACCTCCAGGCCGGGATATCGCGTATCCATCCCGCGGTCCCACGACCCCAGGATCGCGTGCGTCATCTGATAGTTACCGGCCGCCGCCTGTCCCGGCGACGGGTCCCAGTTGCGCCGGACGGCGCGGTCTAGGTCGCCCGGCGCGATTACCTCGATCGGATTGTCGCGGTGACCTACGTGCAGTGATCGGGCAGCAGACCGAACTTCCGCTTCGGTAATCAGCGTCATTTCAGCACGCCATCCTTGTTCCGGCCGAACGCCCGGTCGAACGCCTTCTGCATGTTCCGCCGGTGCATCACGGCGTGCGCCGCTATATCGGCCAGCCCCGCCGGGTATTTCGCGCATTTCTCGAAGTGGCCTCGGTATCCGGTCAGCGACGGGAAGTCCTGCACCCGGCAGCCGAGGCAGTCCGACGCCGCGTACACGTCGTCCATCGTCTGCGGGACCGCCAGCAGCGCCGACATCGGCGGCCCTTCGATCGACTTCGCCAGTTCGGCGATGTAGGCCTTGGCCGACACTATCCGCGCCTCGCCCTTCAGCGCCGTGTTCTTCGGCGTGCGGGTGAATGCAAGCGATCTCCAGTCGATCGCCTTGATCACGAACCGCTTCGCCGCGACGCCTGCGGCGCACTCGCCACGCGTGCAGTCGTCGAGGTCGATCGGGAAACCGTATATCGAGGCGTACCACAGCACGGGCGGATCCCGCCGCAGGCTGGCCCAGAACGCATCAGCGTGGCTTCGCGCGGGATCGTCCGTGCCATCGGCCGATCGGCTGATCTCCCCCTCCACGTAGGTTCGCCCGCCGGATGCGGCACGCACATCGAGCGGCCGGCCGACGATATAGGACTCCGGATCGCGGATCGGCGGGACCATCCTGTGTCCGAGTTCGGATTTGTGATCCATGTCCAGGTGACCCGTGGCGACGAACGAAGCCGCACTTCCCAGGAGTGCCGCCTGAAGCACCACGTCCCCATCCAGATCCTGCTCCTCGGTGCTAGCCTCGCATTCAACAATTCTACGTCCGGACGCCTCCGGCGCACGCGCCTTCACGAGCACGGGAATGCGCGCGACGATCGCGCGATCAAGCAGGTCGAGGTCCATACGGAAAACGGTTGCAGGAAACGCTCGAAACCCCTATGCAGTGCGAGTGCCCGCCGCGCTCACCCCGACGGCGAAGGATGTGAAAATATCGGGGAAGTGAACAACGCCGCTTGGCAAAGTGCCCTGTCGCTATGAAAGTGGACGCACCAGATTAGCGGCAGGGGGCGAGTCCCTCAAAGGATGCGGCCGTGCAAGAGAAAGCGATCGTCTACTACGTCGTGGCGATGTTGGGTTGCCTGCTGATCGACCTGATCGTCGTCGTGGCCCGTGGACCGATCATGATCGACCCGATCCTGAAGCTGCTGCTGGTCGCGGTCTGCCTTATCGCCGTCGTGATCGGCCTGGCCCGCCACGGCTGGCTGCTGTCGGGCTAGGCTACCTCCATCGACAGGCTGGCGCAGACCCCGCCGATCTGCGACGACATGCCGCCGTACGGCGCGTCGCTCTCCCCGTCGCAGGGCGCGAACACGATCCCGGACACGACCGGCGACAGCGCCTTCTCCGCGAGACCCAGGAACTCGTCCACAGGCCGGCGCCCCAATTCGTAGGCGCACCAGTCCACCGTATATTTCGGCTTGCGCATCTCGGATTCCAGCCACGCCATCACCAGGCCGCCGTGGCGCGAATGGAAATTCGCGTGGAACGACATCTCGATCAGGAGGTCGCGCACGTTGGACGCCGCCACGAAGTTCAACTGGATCCGCCCGACGAACCGGCAGCGCGCGCAGGCGCACACGCTCCACTTGTGTCCAGCCGGGACGAACCGCATGGCGTCCGTCAACTCCTCGCGGCGGCTGCGCCATTCGGAGCAGGTACCGCAGCCGCAGATCGCGCGGTCGGACATCGGATAGTGCCGCAGTGCATCCACCACCGGCGCAGCTTCGCGGTCCGGCAGCGCCACCGAGGCGTAGACGCCGAGCATCGAATCGAGCGCCTCGATCAGTCCGTGCAGCCTCGCGCGTCTGTGTGCGAGAGCGCGTACGCGAGGATCAAGCGACTGGATGCTGTGCATTCACGGCCTTCGCCCCGTTCATCGCGATCAGTTGGTAGCGGCGATCGACCGCCGACACGCGGCCCACGATGTCGCTGCGTCTCCCCAGCGCCATGCGCATATCCTCCTTGCTCTTGGGTGGCAGGTCAGGTGCGCGGCCGTTGAACTCCGTAGCGATGTCTCCGGAACTGAGCGGTCCCTTCTCGATCAGTATGGCGACGATGATGTCCGTCATGCGATCGGACTTCGCCTTCGGCGCCCTGGAAGGTTGGGCCGCGAACCGCACGCGTTGCTCCGCCTTGACGGGAGCCGGCGTATCGTCGACCGGAAGCGTGAAGTAGTGGTCGAAGAAAGCGTCCAGCTTCTCCACCTCCTTCGCATGGTGCATGCGGTCCAGCGCGGCCCGCCGGATCCGCACGTCCGGAGATCCGGCTGCGATCTCGATGGGGTCCCGTATCCTGTTCGCGTCAGCCATGTCAATCAGCCGCCTCCTTCACGGGTAGCAAAGCCTCGTAAGCCTCGCGCCAGGACCGCAGGTCGACGACCCCGAACCGTTCCGTGACGCGGTTGCGTTCGGAGACGCCGTCGATGTCCCACGGCGTCATCGTGGTCCCGTCGATCGGATCCATCTCGACGTCGAGCCCGGTACGGTAAAGGCACCGCAGCGCCTCCGCCGGTGCCGCGGCCCCCTGCGACCCGACGAGCGAACGCAGCACGACCCGGTCGATGCCGAGACGTCCGAGGTCCAACGCCAACCGATCCGGATCCCGGATGTCCCACTCCTTGGCGTTCGCCGGAATCGGCGCGGTCAGCCGCAGCGCGAATCCACTCATGTCGGCCGCGAACACGGTCTCGCCGCCGTGCGCCAACGCGACGGCGCGCCCGGCCGGTCCAGGCAAGTCGTTGATCGTCAGCACCCGGCGCGCATCGGCGGCGGGGCGGCGTTCGTTCCAGGACAGCAGTTCGCGATGCAGGCCCGATATCGCCATCCCGCCCTGGGCAAGGCCGATCGCCAGGTCGGGATGCCAGTATGGATCGGGATCCTTCCACCGTTCGGCGAACCGCGCGTTGTCCTTCCGCAGCCTGGCGAAGTCGGCCTGCGCGTTGGCCGGATCGGTGCGGCTGGTGCCCTCCGGGTGCAGCAGTTCCGCGGTCATCTCGACGACGTTGCGCAATCCGCGCCGGCGCAGGCGCAGGCAGAAATCGGTGTCGCCGTAGTTCATCGGGAAGGCCTCGGCATCAAACCCGCCGACCGCGTCGAATTTCACCCTGGATACCAACATGCAGGCGCCGGTCACGGCCTGCGCCTCGTGCGTCAGCGCGGCGAGCCATCCGTTGCCGGGATTGCCGTGCGCCATGCCCTTGAACAGGTGTCCGGCGATTCCCTGGTGGGCGACGACGCCGACGTGCTGGACGACGCCCGCCGGATGCACCAGCTTGGCGCCGACCGCACCCACATCGGGACGCACCGCATGGCCCATCATCGCATCCAGCCAATTCGCGGCACCGACGCACACGTCGTCGTTCAGGAACAGCAGGTAGCTTCCCAACGCATGGTTACGGACGACGTCGTTGCAGAGCCGCGACCAGTCGAATACGCCGTCCTGCGCCTCCCACCGTACAACCCTGACACGTGGATCGGCGAGTGCGTTTGAGCCAAGCTCCGGCTCGGACAGCGGACCGTTCTGCACCACGATGATCTCGTAGTTCGGATAGGCGGTATGCTGGCGCACGGTGTTGACGCAAGGCTGGATCAGCCTGCCTTTACCGAGCGTCGGCACGATGATCGAGACGAGAGGGTGATCTTCCGGAAACGCTCGATTCCGCACCACCGACAGCGTGCCAGGCAGCGTCGGATTCGCGGTCACCGCGACGCCTGCCGCATAGAAGGATTCGATCGCCATCTGCCGTGCCAAGGTATACATCGCCACGTCCTCGGGCTCCGGTTCCCGCACCGTGGCGACGGTCTTCGGCAGGTGCCTGATAACCTGTTGCGGATGGCCGAAATGTTCAGCGGCATGCAGAAGGAAACCATACAAGTCTACCCTGCTGCTAACCTGAGTCAGGTATCGCGTACGCACGGCGCATACCGGCGTGACGTAGTCGCGTGCCAGGAACAATTCGAGGTCGAAGTCCGGCTTCAGATCCGGATATACGCCGCCTTTGCCATCGCCGATATCGTTGTCGGCATAGATGGCGCAAACAACATCGTCGGCGTCCGCGCACGCGGCGATAAGCGTCGCAAACCCGTTTTGTTTCCACGTCACTGAACCGTCCGTGAAGACTACCCAGTTCGAATCGACCGATTCGATGCCGACTCCGAACTCGCGCATCGAAACGAATTCCCATTCCGTGGATCGCGTCTTCGGTTCCGGCAGGTCTCCCTTCAGCATCGCCCACGAAGCGTAGTCGTGCCCGAATCCGGCAGTGCCAGGCTGCGGTCCGGCCCACTGCAACCGCAGGAACGCCAGTTCGATATCGGAGCGCTCGCGTTCGGTCAGCATCTCGCCGGCGATGCCGTTCTGTCCTAGGTAGCCGCGAAGGTGCATCCGCTGCACGCCACCCTGGGTCGGCGGCATCGACGGCACCACCGAGGCCGCGTACGCATCGGCCGCCTGCATGTTGCGGAATCCGCGTGCCGCGGCCCGCAGGCCCCACTCCATGATGGACTGTTCCTCGTTGCCGCCGCAGCCGTCAACGTCCGGCCAGCCGATCGCGGCTAGCGCGCGCGCCGACAGCAAGCTACACGGACCCAACGGGGTGCCGACGATGAGCCTGCGGCCCGGCATATCCGCGCGCACGGCTGCCGCCATCGCCGCCGCGGTATCGGCCGATATCTGCGTCCAGGTATCGAGTCGCGGGAAGGCGTTCGGTCCGTCGCTGGCGAGCGGGATCGCCGACGCCACGTCGTCGGTTTGCGAAATCGCCGATCGCATCGACCGCCAACTGTCGTCGTCGAGCGCGGTGCCTGGACGCAGCCATAACACGTCGGCACCCGTTGGCGCCGCGCGACGGCAGGCCTCGATCAGCGACGACTTGCGGGGCGCATTGCGTACGCAGCGTGGCATGTCGCCCGCATCCAGCGGAAGCGATACGACCACGTCCTCTTCGCGCTTTCCGGCCCTGCCCACCTTCCACCGGATATCCGTCGCGCGGTTTCCCGGCAGCCAAGCATCGAGCCGCGCGTCGATTCGCTTCTCGAGCGTGTGGTTCTTGCGCACCCAGGCGAGCAGCGCATCCGCGTTGACCTGCCGTTCGATCGACGGTGCGGCCATGAACGCCCGTATGGCCGCGATCCAATCCTGCGCGGTCTCGGCGTAGGCGAACACCGGCGGATCGCCGTCGGTATAGGACGTCGCGCGCTGGGCGATAACGCAAGCGCCGACCATGCCCCCCTCGATCAGCCGCAGGTTCGACTTGCATTCGTTGAACCGGTTGGACTCCAGCGGCGCCAGCACCAGGTCGAGATCGAGTTGCAGCATCTTCAACTGGTACTCGTGCGCCGGCACGCCGGGATGGAATTCGGTGCGAACCGGTGGGTTCTTTGGTTGGGTCCCGAAGAACACCCACTCGACATCCTCGCCAATCGCCTCCATCGCAGGGCGGATCAACTCGAGATCGCCGTCGTGGGATATGCCGCCCACGAAGCCAATGCGTAGCCGTCCTTCGGAGCGCATGACGCGCGGCCGCAGCGCCATCGCGGGAATCGCGTTCGCCACCGTCCGCACGTCGACGCAACCCAACTCGTCGCGGAACCACGCAGCCAACGGTTCGGTGGACGTCGTCACCCGGTCGCACAGTTTCGCCGCCCTGGCGATTCTGGCGGGTATTCCCGGTGGCATGAAACCGCGATGAAAACTCGCTTCGGGGATCTCGCCCAGGAAGTCGTCGAGTTCGTAGACCAGCAGCGCGTCCGGCAGCGCCTCGCGGATCGCGGTCATAGCGGCGACGTGGTTGTCCTCCATGTAGCGCTGGAACACGACGACGTCGGGTGCCGCCGCCACGATCATCTCCAACGGCCACATCGCGATGTCGAGCCTGCCCTCCGCATGCCCGCCGACGACCATCGACATCAGCGGTACGGCCATGCGGTGATATCCGCAGCCCTGCCGATCGCCTGCGAATCCAAGCACGAAAGGCGGTCTTACTCTCTCCGTCACGCGAATTTCTCCCTGTACTTGACACCGAACTCCGCGACCGTATCGCGCACGACATCACCGAACATATCGCGCGGGATGCCGGAATCCTTCTGGTAGCGCCACGTATCGTCGGTGACCTTGGCGGACGCCGACACCTGCGACAATGCGAATCCACCTTCAACCGCCACCCATGCGAAGTTCGGCCGTTGCGCCTTCGTCGCCGGGTCGTAGGCCCGGTCACACCGCGCGCAGAACAGTTGCGGCGAGCGCCTGTATTCGATCGGCTTTCGGCCGCAGCAGCGGCCATCCGCGTCAAGCGTATGCGGCGGGTGCACCGCGAGAAGGGTCGCCTGGTCGATCAACCGGACGGTTCCATCCGCTTCAACCCGATCCTCGCCAGTTCATCGTCGGAGACGAAGGCGAGCATGTTCGCCGCGAACTGCCGCGCCATCTCCGGCTGCATGGTGCGGAACGACCAGTCGATCGGCAGCAGCAGCAGATAGGCGTCCGGGTTCGCGGCGGATATCCTGTCCCGCAACGTCTTCACCGCCCGCATGTAATCCAGCGCCTCCGCCATGTCAGGCGGCTTCACCACCACAAAGGCGAGCCCACCGGCCGGGATCGAGGACACCTCCGTTATCGCTCCGGCCAGCGGATCGCCGATCGACAGCCGGCCCGCGCCTGCGATCACGGTGCCGCCCGTCACGCCATGCCCGATCAGGACTTCCGACATGCGTTCGACCGTTTCCGCGACGGATATGAACCAGGGTTCGCCCTGCAGTTTCCGCATCTCCGGATCGAACTGCTCGATCGCGTCCTTGTCTCCGTCACCGTCGAAACAGGTCATACCGAAGCCTCCGCGCTCGCGGCCTCGGACGCCGAATCACGGCGAACGCCAGAACGATGCCCGTGCGCCTGGGATTCCGCGGGGTCGGTCTTGCTCGGAAACGGCGCGCCAACCTTATCCGTATCCTTCGCCGAACCGCCTTCCGTCCCGCCGGTCTCGGCCGCGTGCATGAGTTCGAGCTGTTTCGTCGCCAGGGTTTGATACACGCCAGCCTTCGCTGGATCCTCCGGACACAACTCCATCAACTCCATAAGAGTCTTGTACTTCTTCGAAACGCCCTTGGTCAGCGCCGGTTGGTCCACCGCCGTGCGGCTTTCGCGCCACGTGCGCGCAAGCTTGCGCGCCTCGTACTCGCGCGCGTCCTGCTTCGGCGAAGCGCCGTTGAACCACAGCCGCAGTCGAGGCCAGTTCGGTGCGATCAAATAGTCGTTCATCCGGCTGGCGACGAAGCCGAGCAGCGGCGGCAGTCCAGGATCGTCGACCCCTGCGGTCTCTGTCGATTCGTTCGGAAGCGGGGCGTTGTCCTTGTGGTTGCCCGAGACGAACAGCCCGAGCCGGCGGGCGGGGAACTGGCTGATCGCCATGTACAGCCCGCCCATCAGATTCATGTGGTCCTTGTAGCGGAGGTCCTGCCCCTTCATATCCATGAAGTCGAGCACGTCGACGTCCCCTTTTTCAGGAACGGACATCACGGGCAGACCCCATACCTTCGACTGCCCGCGCTTCATGTTGGTCCACTCGCGCATCAGCGCATCGATCTGGGTCTGGTTCCAGAAGTCGCCCTTCAGCAGCAGCATGCCGTTCGGAATCGAGTTCCTGGTAAACGAATCTGCATTGAGATCGATCCCGCTCTGGAACGCCTGGATCATCCGCACGCCGATCTCCAGTTCGGTGAACCCGTAACCCCATGCGGACGGATCAGTGCGTGGATTGCGGATGGCGAAGAACAGCTCGTCGCGGGTGAACGGCCGCACGGGGTTTCCCGTGTCGTCCACCATGGCGCAGAAGTACCGCGGGTCGTTGGCATAGCCCTTGCCTGGGATCGCGAGCCGAATGTTGCCCGCCGGCAGGTTGGCGAACGCCTTCACGTTGCCCAACCTAGTCATATCGGTCCAGACGGCCCAGCCGTCGTACGTGAAGGTATCGTCGACGAAGGTGCGCAGGAAGATGTCGAGGGGGTGCAGGTTGTGTGCGTCGCGTTCGCGGGCGTCGGAATAGCTGGATTCGCGGTTGCAGTTCCAGACGAAGCGCTGCGCGTCGCGGATGTCCTTCCTGTCCTGCTCGGTCGGTGTCTCGTCGCGGTCGCGCAGGCCGATCTCCCAGCCGGGCTCCCAGATCTGGTTCGACAGGCCAGAGTAGCGCGCGAGGTCGGCGACCCGGGAGCGGATGACGAGTTGGGGGACGATGTTCTCGCGCCGGATCTTCTGCAGGCTCTCGGGTGCGATCCCCGGCCACGGCAGCAGCCCCGCGTTGGCGGGATCCGGCATGAAACTCATGGTGGCGTACGAATAGGCCTGCGGCGGCACGCCGAGCGACTTCACCACCTCGGTGAGCGCGCCTTCCATATGCCGTGCCACGTCGCCGATGCTCGCGTGCAGGGCGTCGAGATAGGTCCTGGTGTTCAGCACGTGCACCGCGTATTCGGGGTTCGGCGTCGGCAACCTGGCGCCTTCGATATGGTCCGGCAGCAATGCGTTGATGTCGAACGGCCCGGACGGTGGTGCGGTGAGGGTCAGCATGGCGCTACCATCGCTAGAGCGACCATTGTAGATACAATCCAACGGCTAGAAAAATGGCGAATATAACTACGCCAACCGTAAGACCACCTAAGATTCCCCGAAGGAAGTTTCCATTGCCCGCATGGTGTTTGCGCCGTGGAACCATCAGCATCCGATCATGTCCTCCAGCCTGCCGTAGCGTTTCTCGACCTCTGCGACGAAGCGTTCGGCATCGGAGAAGGCGGCCTTTACCTGATCGTCGCTCCGCGATTCCGCGTTAGCGAACAGCAGCGCGGCCATGGCAACAACCGCGATATCCCGCGGTTTAGGTTCAGGCATCAGAGTTGCCTCTGTTTGCGGTATCAGCGCTGGTTGTTCCAGCTTTTGACGTCCGCCTCCATGGCAACCCGCAGACCCTGCTTGGTCAACGATTGCCATCCGTTCGTACGGAAGGCCAATCCCTTGTCGACCAATTCGTCGCGTCCAGACTTCGCTATCAGGTTGCCGTCCCAGACTGGCCCCGTGACGAAGAACTGCATCATCACTTCCTTGGCCGCACCCGACAACCCATCGAACACAGCCTGGATCGAATGCAACAGTATCGCGGTTGGAATCACGGCACGTACCGTTTCGTGCCTCCATTAAGTTTGAGAGCCAGTCACCCTCGAACCATGTTGTTGCGCCATCCTTACGTCGCTTTATGTCAATCTGGCTGCGAGGATGAAGCTCACCCAGCAAGTCCCTGCCGTCAACATGCGAAAATGTCTGCGTAACCATCTCGTCAAATCGACGCGCTTTTTCTTCCTGGGATAGCTCCAGGAACGATTCGGCGCTCAGTTTCTGGATGTCATACACAAACCGTCTCCTTGACGAAATACGCCTTGCCCTGCGCGGTCAGTTCGATCCGGCCGCCCAGCGCGTCGTCGACCGCCTTGCGCACCCCCGCGGTAGCGTCGTAGTCGTCGAACAGCATGGTTCCGCCCTCGACGAGAAGCGGCATGAAGCGCTCGATCACCGCCGCCGCGCAGCGATACTGGTCGCAGTCGACATGCACGAAGGCGACCGGCCCGAAGGATTCCGGCATCGTCGCAGGGAACACCCCGGCATGGTATTCCGCATCCGGCACTGCCGTGCGGACGGCGTCGAGCGAGACATCGGCGAAATCGCCGATACCGTGAACGTCATCCTCGACATCACGCTCCGGAATACCCTCGAACGTATCGAACAGGTGCAGCCTGCAGCCGCGCGTCTTCGCCAACCTGGACAAATGCCAGGCCGTGCCGCCCTTGTAGACACCCACCTCGACGAAGTCACCTTTCGGCGCGGACTTCGCAAGCCGCAGCAGCGTAGCGAGGGTGTCCGCGCCGAGCAGCGTCGGCGGCGCCACATCCAATGGCGTCATCACCGCATACCCCTCGTGCCGGTAGTCGAAACTCACGGCATGCGTGGCGCCCAGGATATCGGCGAAGAACCCGGCGTCGCGCCGGCGCGGCAGCAGATGCCGGATCCCGGCCGGGGCGTTGCCGTGCCCGAAGGCGCCGTCGAGCCAAATGCGCAGGTCGTCGGCGATCACTACATCGCGACAGCCGCGCAGCCCGGAGAGGATCGAAAGTTCGCGGCTCAACGGCAGGCGCCGCGCCGGATCGGTCTCCGCGCCGTAGCCCTTCAACCCGTAGTCGGCACCGGGGAAGTGCGCGTCGAGCCAGAACAGGATCGGCTCCTCCCGCGGGATCAGGTCGCAGACCACCGAGAGGAACGTCTCGCTGTCCACGCGATGCACGGTTATCCTGGAATCCGATTCGAACGCCTTCGACGCGGCATCGGCCAGCGACGGCTCCACCTCGCAGGAGCACAGCGTGCGGAACATGAACCGCGCGGCATGGGCAAGCGACTCGCCGCGACCGGTGCCGGTCTCGACAAAGTGCAGCAGACCGTACTTCGCGATCAGCGCGCCGAGGTCGAATTGGGTCAGGCTACCCACCTATACGGCCCCAAAACGCGTCCAGATGCACCGCAAGCAGTTCCCGGATCGTTTCCTCGGGAAGTGCTGCAATCACGTCCATCCAGGACTTGCAGTCCTTCCAGTTCTCATTGACGCCAAGGTCGACGATTTTCGCTTTTCGCATCGCAACATACGCCGCCGAAAAATCGCCGTCCGGATCAGACGACCTGTCGATAGCCTTGAAAAGCTTGGCTTGACTAGCCGGAAGATACGCCATAGTACGCCCAAACAGCGGCGTCGCCGCACGTGTCTCCGGGCAATCCCCCCATTGCGCGGAGACGACGTACTCGACAACCGACAAGCATGGCGACGCCAAGTCACGCGGCATCGAATGCAAGTTGATGTCAAGGTCGAGCAGCGGTAACGTACCGTCCTCTGCGGGCGGCGGGATATCCGGAGATTCGACGATAACCTCGAAATACGGTGCGTCATGCATGTCGCACGGAATCGACGAAGGTGCCTGAAAACCGATGATGCGAGTCATGCGAGGCAGCGCAGTCAACCCCTGCTCGAACAGCGTTCGCATCACCCGAATGCGGCCGCGTCGACGGTCCGCGACGAGCCCATATCGCTCCTCGTCCTGGATACGTTGACGTTCGCTCCATCCAGTCATGTCGGTCGGCATCGCGGCTACACCCCTTGTTCAGGTTATCGCTGAAGGACAGGCTTCGCGCAACTCTCGTCGCCGCTCGTCTTCGACAAGCATGTCCTCACGCATGAGCCGTTCGGCCTTCGCCGCGTCGGCCTCGGACGGCGTACCCGTCAGCCACCGCCGCATCGCTTCCAGCCACGCCATCGCCGTACGCCTCCTCCGTGCTCACGCGGACGCTAGCAATGCCGTAAATTCCATGCAAGCCTAGAATATTCACGGTACGCGTCAGTTCGTCCCGACGGACGCTCCCCAGCGGGTCCAATCGGCGCAGCCGTCCATCGCCGATACGATCCTGCCGTGTTTCTCGCAACGTTCGGCATTGTCCCTGACCGCGTAGCTGCCGCAAGGTGCCCCGCACATGCCCTCGAACGGCGAGACGACCATCCCGGGGTTCGTCACCTGCTCGGCGATCCCGCGGAACGCATCCATCGTCGCCTGGTTCGGGTTCTCCTGTCCGAACGGCACGGCCGGCGCCAAGTGCTCCGTGCCGGACACGCCGGGGACGTAAGCCACCTGCCGCGAACGGACGATCGCACGGGTCACCAGATGCACCAGCGTGTCGAACTCGTCGGCCGCGCGCGAGCCGCCGGTGAACGCGGTCACCCGTTCCATGAACCCGACCTGGGTATCGCCGTGCGGACCGTGAAGCCACGGAGCGCCCTGCGGCACGAGTATCCGGCCCATGCGCGCCCAGCCCTGCACGCTGGCGGCCCCGCCGGGAATCGGAAGACCGCCGCCCTTCTGCACCATCACGGGATTGACCGCGCGCTCGAGCTTGCCCTGCTCCACCTTCTGCCCGACGATCGGGATCTGCGTGCCGCGGAAGGTCTGCAGCAGGCTGACACCCGATTGCTTCTCCTCGACGATGACCCGCCGCGGATGCCACACGCCATGCCGGGTCCGCAGCGCCATGGCCAGGCCGCGGAAGTCGAGGTCCCGGACCATCAGATCGAGCAGCCATACGTCGTAGTGGAAGTCGCACTCGCCCACCAGATCGGAATCCTCGCCGCGGTGCCACGACCGGCACGGCACCATCAGCCCGGTCAGCGCGGCGGTCAGGCTGGTGGACTGCGGCTGCCCGAGCGCCGTATCCCACGCCTCCTCGATCTCGGCGTTCGGAAACGACGCGACCCAGGAACGGATCGCCGGTGACTGGATGCCATCGGACATGTCGGCGGGCGGGGCGTAGACCCTGAAGTCGCCCTCGTTAAACACGCCTTCCCCGCCGCCGGTCATGTCGCCGTCGTAGTTGACCGCCGCGACGCGAGGCTGCCGGCGCTTGATCGTCAGGTACTCGCGGCGCTTGGACGGGCTGCCGGGCCAGTAGAACCCGGCGCCGGTCGTATCGATCGCCGCGTAGTAGGCGCGGTACCTGACGTAAGGCGAGCGCGGATCCTGCACCGGATCCGGCTCCAGTGTCTCGGTGTAGACGCATTCAAGGCCGTGCGGCACCAGCACGTCGTACCAGAGCCGCCGCTGTCCAGGACGGGTCGCCGGCAGTTCCAGCACCACCCAGTCGCCGTTTTTCTTCCATTCCTGGTATAGATCGTCCTCCGCCCACCAGCGGCCGGCCGCGATGGTGCGGCAGCCACGCGGGTCCGCGCGTCCCATGATGGTGTCGTAGTAGGTCTGCTTGACCTGTGCCCTGCTTTCCGGGGTCGAGGCGTTCTCGCGGTCGTGCAGATCGTCGAGGATGCGCAGGCGGCAGTGCAGCCCGGTCAACGCCTTGCTGGACACGCCCACGGCCTTGTACGACGCGTCGGGATCGGACGGCGCGTGCCCGGTGACGAACAGCCCGCGCTGGATGCTCCACCCCTGGTCGGGATCGGGACGCACTGCCGGAAACAGCTCGTGGAAACCCTTGTCGTGCTGCACGATCTGCATGACGGTGGACATGAAGCCCTGCGGTAGCGCCTCGCCAGCGGAGATCGCCAACGTGGTCAGCGTCGGGTCGTGACCAAGTTCCCAACTTGCGTAGACCGTGCTCAGCAGGGTCGACTTGCCCGTGCCAGGCCCGGCAAGATACAGCAGGTTCTCGATCCTGCCGTCCTCCAGCCCAGCTACCAGAGGGTAGTGGTGCGGTGCCAAGCTAAAGCCGCGCGCCTTGAACAGCATCGAATAGTAGGCGGCCAGGCCGATCCTGCGTTCAGACATGCTTCTCCCGCCAATAATCCACCGGCGTGAAACTCCACCCCTTACCGGTCGCGTAAGTGTGCAACCGTTCCGGCGTCCAGCCTATTGAATAGCCCAGGATAGGTGCCGTACGGCAGATGATACCGTCGGTTGCTACGACGCCTGCGTTAAAATGCGGCGCATCGACCTCGTAAAGCGCCTTAACCGTCACTTCGCGAACCGAACACAGGTGCGAGATCGATCACGCCTTCCGGCAGATCGGCCTTGCCGACCGGCTTGCGCTCGCGACCTTCGCCTTTGAACTTGTTCGCCTCGTCGGCCAGCCGGCGCGCCTCCCTGCCGGAGGTGCCGTGCTCCCTGGCGATGCCGGGATCGTTCGCCTCTGCGTTGAACAGTTTCCGCTGCTTCTCGGTGTATGGCATCTCAACCTCCTCCGTCCCGCCGGTCGAACGTATACCATTGCGGACCCAGCGAAAAGCCGGGTTTCCGCTTCTGTACCTGCTGCCTGTCGGCACTCGATTCCAACCATGCAGCGCCATGTATCGTGCTGCATCATCCGGTCCACAAATCCAGTGCTCCCAGCGCTGTATCCATGCCGAACCATTACGTATGAGGTCGCGCGATTCAGTGGCTCCGTTAGCGTAACGGCTAGTCCTGCGGCCTCCGCAATCAACCATTACCGGAACCTTGTGGCGTTCCGTCTTCGTCCATCCGGAACATTCGTAGACATAGCCTGTATGTCCCTGGCTTTCGTCGGAGAATGTCACCAGCACGGGCCAACGTGTCCTGTCGATCAGGTTGCGCATCTGAAAACGTAGGGGTTTCGATACGTGTTTCAGCCTACGTCTGTGTTTCGGTACTGCAACCATTCGCAACAAGGCCAGAACGCCCGCCGGCTGTTGTTCGCACACGCTCTTTGCGGCCCCTGGAGGAGGCGGTTGCCATGCGTAGGCGGCGACGGGAACCTCATCCTCGAAAACGGCGAACGCATAGACCTTAACACCTCCGGCCGAACCGTATGAGTGGAATTGCGCGCACATATCGCGAACCACATCGAGTGAGCAAGGTCGTATATCGAACACTCAACCTCCTCCGTCCCGCCGATCGAGCATACCGAAGGACGCGAGCAGAAGCCACACCGCGCACACCTCGGTAGCGGATAGGCCCAGGATGACCAGCGCGAACGTCACGATCACGGGCCTGGCACCGTCAGGCTCAACGCCCAGAACAGTCCCAGAAGCCCGGCGATCAGCACGACGACGGCGCCGATCGGGCGGCCGAACGCCCAGGCGACGAGGAAGAACAGGATGAAAACGGCGATTCCCATGTCAGGATCGCCGATGAAACGCTGCTGCGTTCATCAACGCCGTAATGCGTGCGGCTTCGATCTTCGCCTCATCGAGCGTGTCGAACTCGGTCACGCAGCGTGCATCCGTCGCGGCCAACCTGACGTACGGCCTGGGCGTCACGGTATCGGATTGGCACGCCGCGACGGACACGATATGGCCGGTGTTCAGCCAGCATCCGCTCGTCACTTCGACGGACACGGTATGGCCGGTGTTCAGCCAGCGCCCACTCGTCACTTCGATCATCGTCATTCACATGTTTTCCTTGACGGCTAATCAGACGTTATACGCAACAGTTGTAAATGTCAACATAATACGCGACTTATACCGTAAATTTTGGTTCGGGGGTAGGCCGGTGCTCCAGGAGACAAAAACCACTCAGCCCCACCTACCCCCTCCATCGACCGCGGGTAAAACCGGCCAGGTGTGGCGACCGACGGGCCGCCTACCACCCTCCGGAAGGGTCAGGCCCTCGCCAGGCGCGGCCACACCGCTACCGCCTTGATCGGCTTGTAGCGCGCCGTGACGCATCCCGACACGTTCAACCGACCGAGGCGAGCGAACCATAGGCCACCCACCTTGCGGCACTGTGCAGGCTTGCCATGCTTGGCGAGCGACCAGCTGACGAACACGCGACCCACCTTGAGGAAACGCACACCTCCAACCTTGCGGTATGAGGTGACGAATGCGTCATCGAACACGGTGTGCACCGCAGTCAGGACCAATAGGATATCGGAAATAGTGAAAGCGGACATTGGGGTTACTCCGTTCGGTTGCGATGACACCTATATAGCGTCGCTATGCAATGCTGTCAACGATAAATCGTCGCCACGCACAACAAAAACCTAACCCGTTGATTCTAAAACATGCGAACAATCAATAGTTGTAATTTCAACCGTAAGTAGAACGCATAATGGCGATTATGTTAAGTAATCAACAATTGCAAATGCCGCAATATCAACGGGTTACGAAAAACGTGAATCCGACTAGGAAAACTTGCGATTGCCTGTTGACATGGCGCTAGTGCGACGCTACATAGGTGTCATCGCAACCGGAGTAACCGACATGCCTATATACCGCGTAACCGACAGGGTTCGTAACGTCATTACGCAAGGCGAAGGCCTCCGGCCGGTGCTGCGTTTCGCACGCAAATACCCGGTCGAGATTATCCGCGTCGACGTATCGGTTGAACAACCCGAGATGTACGCGGTGACGTTCTACTTCGATCCGGAAGGCCGGCGAGGTTACGAATGCATGGTGCGATTCGCGGATTGGCGCGTGCTGCTCGATTGGCTGCTCGCTCGCCGCAGCTGGACCGCACTGCACCGTATCCGCTTCGCGCATCGCGGCACGTACGAACTGGCGCTGCAGGATAAGCGCACCGCTCGCCTAGTCGCAAAGGGTATCACGATCGCAGGACCTGCAATCTGACTGTTGACAAACACATATAGCGATGCTGTTGTGCCGCTATAGCAACCGGAGTAGCCGACATGAACGCGTGGATATATCAATCTGCATTGCTGTGTGACGATTGCGCACGCGATAAGCGAATCAAACTCAACCGTGAGTTAGTCACACTCGCGGACCGTGACGGCAATTCAGACATGGCGCCACAAGGCCCTTACGCAAACGGAGGTGGTGAGGCAGATTGCCCGCAATCGTGCGACCTGTGCGGCACGTTCCTGGAAAACCCACTTACCGACGACGGAATCGAATACGTAAAAGAGTGCATTCGCAATGGGCATACGCTGCACGCGTCGGGCCGAAAACTACTGTGCATATGGTCGAATCCAGTCGTTAAGGAATGGTCAGATTTCTACGAAATACAAGCCGGCGAGACTGATTAGATATTTGACAAACACATATAGCGACGCCACGTAGCCGCTATCGCAACCGGAGTAACCGACATGACCGTAACCTTGATGGACAACATGATCGTCCAAGCCATCACCACCAAATATATCGGACCGAGCAACACGCGTTCCGGCCGGATCAAGGCCAGCGCTGCAGCGGGATCGGTCACCATCCCATATCCAAGTCAGCACGGCATGGAGCGTGCGCACGCCACGGCCGCTCTCGCCCTGTGCGAAAAACTGGGCTGGTCAGGCACGCTCGCCCAAGGTGGCATGCCTAGCGATTCCGGCTACGCCTTCGTATTCACTGGTAGGTGCTAAGCGCTATGGCTCATGATTCACCAGACAGCGACTTCCCGTCTCTGTTGCAGGACGTCAACGCCAACTTAAGCGACGCTATCGACGCATGGGAGAAAGGCGACATGTCGGATGCACTAAGGCTTGTTCGCAATGCGCTGCACGACGTGCGCAATGCGATTGACGATATCGAATTAAGTGAAGGCGAAACACCATGACACAAGATTCAACCGGCCGCGTCTATCGCACGTTCACGCGTCGCGCCAAAAACTGGGAACAGTTCGCCACCGCCCGCAAGCACGCGATCGATCGCAATCTGACGTTGGACGAGGCACGTCGCGCGTGCACCGCATTCAACGATCATCGCACCGAAGCACAGGTCCGCGACGGCACCAAAATGGAGTTCGAACACCAATGACACCGCGACAGATCGCCACCGGGCAGGCCATGCGCGCCCGCGGCACCTCGGATGCCGCCATCGGCCAGCGCTTCGGCGTGACGCGCCAGCACGTACACGCCAAGCTGGGGCCACGGCCGGCGCTACGCAAGGTGCCTGACCCACCACGCAACGGCGTGACACCGGAGGCGTTCGGTGCCGCCGTGAAGGCCTGGCGCGTCAACCGAAACCTGTCACAGAACGCAGCTGCGAAGCTGTTGCGGGTGGCCGGTCCGTCTGTATCGTTTTGGGAGCAAGGGCGGAACGGCTGCAGCCTGGCAGCCTCGATGCTGCTGCTGATGCGGTCGCTCGATGCGGTCGAGGGAATCGAATCGCCGCGCGAAATCATGGTTGACACTTAGCTGTAGCGTCGCTATATAATAGTCAGTGCAACAGGAGTAGCACATATGCCTTACGTTCAAGTCTGGCGCGATGGTTCCGCGCAATGCCAGGTGAAAGACCTAAAACTTGGTCAGAGAATCGACCTCGAGAACGATGTGTTCGCGGACCCGAACGGTTATGTCGATCCTGGAAACGGCGAGATAGCGTTTCAGTGCGAGTTCCAGGAAGTGCTGCAGATCGAAATCGAATCACCGGACTGCACGTTGATCGGTTATTCGGGAGGCGCATGTGGTTTTCCGCCTGACCACTGGCTTTGCGTCGACGGCGAACAAACCGGCGAACCTGAAGATATCGGGGAGTAGATAGTTACATGCGAAACAAAATCGTAATACCTGTTCCGATTAAGCCGGAACCGTTGATATCTCTGGAGATACACAAGCGTATGGACACGATGGGCCTTGAAGTCATGTCCTACTTTAATCGCACCACCGGCCTGGACGGTGAAGGCCGCACTTACTGGATCCCGGAACACATCGCGGGTGCCGATGGTGCGTTTATACTTTGGCGCTACGCCACCGACCCAAAGAACAACTACAAACTTGACGGATGGTTCCCGCAAATCGGACCACACATCCATGGCGGCTTCCACAGTTCGATCACGTCAGCGCTAGCCTGGATACAGCGTGCCCGCGACGTACGCGACGGCAAGGTAAAGGATTTTCGCGGCGTTTGACAACTATTTCACTTGACGTGCATATGCCATGACGCTATACAGACCAAGCCAACCCGGAAACAGGAGTCCCGACGATGAAATATGAACTGACTGCCGAGACGAAGGTCGTCTTCGGAATCACCCTGAAGCGCATTCGCGCACTGATCGATATAGGCATATCGGTTAAAGCTGGCGACCTCGGCGGGTATATCGAGAAAGAAAGCAACCTCGACGCCAGTGTGTCCGGCAACACGTGGGTGTTCGGCAACGCCAGTGTGTCCGGCAACGCCAGTGTGTCCGGCGACGCCAGTGTGTCCGGCGACGCCCGTGTGTTCGGCGACGCCCGTGTGTTCGGCGACGCCAGTGTGTCCAGCAACGCCAGTGTGTTCGGCAACGCCAGTGTGTCCGGCGACGCCCGTGTGTTCGGCAACGCCAGTGTGTCCGGCGACGCCCGTGTGTTCGGCGACGCCAGTGTGTCCGGCAACGCCAGTGTGTCCGGCAACGCCAGTGTGTTCGGCAACGCCAGTGTGTCCGGCGACGCCCGTGTGTTCGGCAACGCCAGTGTGTGCGGGAACGACCGTGTGTCCGGCAACGCCAGTGTGTCCGGCGACGCCCGTGTGTTCGGCAACGCCAGTGTGTTCGGCGACGCCAGTGTGTCCGGCGACGCCAGTGTGTCCGGCAACACGTGGGTGTTCGGCAACGCCCGTGTGTTCGGCAACGCCAGTGTGTTCGGCGACGCCAGTGTGTCCGGCGACGCCAGTGTTGACGCTTTTAATATCATCGCGACACGCTCAGACGGATACACATTTGGGATATGGAAACAGACGAATGGTGCGCCGCCGAGGATCACAGCCGGTTGCCGGAATTTCACCATCACTGAGGCGCGCGCTCATTGGTCTGCGACCCGCGGCGGAACTCGACTCGGCGACGAAAGCCTGACGCTGATCAACCACCTTGAACATATGGCGAAAATCGCAAAATGGATTGACTAGCGACAACTATTTCATTTGACATGCATATGTTATGATGCTATACAGACCAAGCCAACCCGGAAACAGGAGACTGACATGCCTCTCGACGGCACATCCCAGAACATCGGCGCGATCGTCCGCATCAGCCCAGCGCAATGGCTCGGCATCGTGCGCGACTACGCGGCCGCCAAGGCACTGAAGAAAGCCCGCGAGGCCGACGCGCGCAGCGCCGACACGCAATGCAAGTCGCTGCGCTCGCAGTTGTTCAAGGCACTGTCCGGTGCGCCGTCCGCCATCTGCGGCAACTACGTGCTGACCATGAAGCAGACGGCGCCGTCCCAGGCATCCCTGACGCTCGCCAACGGCGTGAAGGTGCCGTGGTCCGAGGTGTCGGCCGTGATCGTCGGAAAGCAGCGTGTCCCGGCGAGCGAGATCGCCTCGATCTACGGCGGCCGGGCCGGCTCGGAGGACATCGAAGTCGCCGGCGGCTGATCCGATCGCCACGTCTGCCAGGGCTCGCCCTGGCTTTCGTGACTGCCAGAAACGAACGTAAGGATATGTCGATATGAGTATATATAAAAGCACCACCATCCATCTCGGCCGCAAAAGCAACATGCTTCGCGTTGAAGCACCGGGATGCATCGTCAATATCAGTGCCAGATTGACTGACAGTGAAGGACGCCAGGTCGTACGCGTCGAAGTCAGTGCCGCTGGCGACCGCTACATAGGCGATCCGCAGTGGTGGCTGGAAGGTGAGGCTGGCAACTGGGGACGCGCACTGCGCGTCGTCCAGACCGACACGCCCACGCTGACTATGCATCCGTTGAATACTGTCGAATGCCTCGAGATCGCCGATCTGCTGAACAATCTGGTGAACTGGCATGCCAATCTTGGCGGCGACACGGATGCGCCATGCTGGGACGAAGCGCGACGACTACGCGATACGCTACGCGCCTTCATGCCTGCAACCGCGTAGCGGAACGCTTCACACGAAACCCAAAGGAACCGTCACTATGACCCTCGACAAGAGCCAGATCACCCTGCTGTGCGACGCGATGCTTGGATACCGTTCGCTCGGCGTCGACTCGGAAGGCAGCGAGATCACCGCACCGGAGGCACCGGCGCTGACGGTAGCCGTCAAGGCGCTACTGGGCGACCTGACGCCGCTGCACGCCGCCGACGTGTCCCGCAAGCCCTACACGTCGTCTGGAGCCCGCGCCGCCGCCTTCGCGGACCTGTTGCGGACCCTGGCGGACGGAATCAGCCCGCGCGTCGATGTGAAAGCTGATGACGATCTCAGAAACCGTGAACGACGCGGCGTAACCGCGTAGCGGAACGCTTCACGTGAAACACGATTGGAATCACACATGAAACTCGACAAGATCACCCCAAACGTGACGGGCTGGAGCGTCATACCGGACCTGAACGCTATCCGCAAAGAATGCAAGGCACGTCTCGGTCAACAGGCAGGCAATACCGCGGCGGACTCGCTTCGCGTCGATGGGTGGAAAGTAGCCCATGACATGCGCCTCGACGGACTGTCCGATGGTTTCGTATGCGAGCGTAAGAACCCGGACGGCTCGGTGGCATCGGTGTGCTGGACCGCCAGTATGATACGCTCCATGTACCCGCCGGTGAAACCGTGAACGACGCGGCGCGACTGATGCGACGGCAGATCCTCGCGAACGGCACGACGGTATTCTCGGTCCGCCAGGCCTCCGTCACGCCGTGGGTCGAGGTCTGCCGCGCCGCACCAAACAACCCATGGCAGCACGCCGATCTCGACCGCACCCAGAAGGCCTTCGAGACACCGCTGGTGCGGGATATCTTTTTCGATATTCTGGAGGAAACGACATGACTGACAAGACAGAGATACCCGCAAGAGGGATTCCTGCCCTATACGGCACCGGCAAGCCCGATCCACTCGAACGCATCGCGGTGGCGTTGGAGCGTATCGCGGATACGTCCATCGTGATCGGCGATATGATCGTCGAAGAGTTACGCCGAATCGCCGATCTCACGAAGAAGTGATATATCCGACACCAGCCAAAGCAGCGGATGCGGCTTCGCGCCTGTTCGAGGCCGCATCCGCTGCTTTCAGGCCGGTTCGAGAAGATAAAAACCGGTCTAGACGGCCGTATCCAGCGTGATCCCGACCAGCGTCTCGTCGCCGTCCATCTCGCTGAACGCCTCCGCCTCCGCCATGCCCCTGATGTCCGCCGGCCAGTCGCGGAACGGCACCTTACGCCGCACCAGGTCGTCGAGCCGCTGGTACATCTCCGAGGCCGAACGCGCCGCGTCGATCGTCTCGCCGACCGTTCCGCCCGCCAAACTCCTCACTTCCGGGTCAATCGTCTCGCCCGCGTTGAACCACGGCGCCGGAACGCCGCGCGCGGTCTGCACCACGAACTTTATGCACTCCAGCCGCAGGGCATGGGCTATCTCCGCGGAGAACGCCAGGTCGCGCGCCAAAGTGACCAACTCCTCCTCGTACATCTGCGCGCGAAATTGGGACTTGTTGATCCCTGGCAATGCGTTGTACCTGACGAGCCGGTCCCGCATCCGGTCCAACATCTGCTCGGGAGACATCCTTGCCGTCGATCGACGTCCCATTCGCAGAAAAACCTTTACAAACTTGAGACTATGTCTCAGAAAATAATACAGGACCCTGTAGGCAACGATCCCTGGCTGAACAGCCGCAAGGCGTCACGCTACATCGGCACGTGCGCTAATACCATGGCTCAGTGGAGAGAGCGCGATATCGGGCCGCCCTACGTCAAGCTGCCGAGCGGTACGGTAAGCTATCGGCTCTCCGATCTCAATGCTTTCATGCTGAAGCGGTTGCACCAAACGACGCGTCTGCCTGCGCTGAGCAGTGGGCAGATACCCGTGCTGAGACACGGAAGCCAAGCCGGCAGACGGGAAGCCTCCTAGTCAGGTCCCTGGCGTCGGCGCCACGGTGCCAGCCGCCGCCGTCCCCGTGCCGTGCCGGTGCGTCTGCAGCCCAACCTGATCGCCGGTACCAGCGCCCGCCACCACCACGCCCGTCACCTCCCATCCCGCTGCCGTCAGCGTGGCCGTGGCGCCGCCCGCCACCGCGAGCGTCAGGGTCTGCCCCGCCGGCACCGTGAACGTAGCACTCCCCGCCGCAGTGACCGCCAGCGAAAACCCGTTGGCCAGCGTCACCGCCAAGGGCATCGCTCCGGGCGGTGAGGGGTTGCGCTGCGGCGCGGTGAACGTCGACGCCACTCGCTGCCCGTCCGGCTGCACGATGTGCCTGGTGGGTGCCGGCAGCGCCGTGCCCAGCAGCAGGCGGGAACCGTCCGCGAATACCTCGGCGACCGTGCCGTCCGGGCCGCGCCACGACCACCCCCCATCATAGTGCGCCGCGTAGTCGACGTTCCCCTGCCCCGGCGTCATCGTCGAGGCGTCGGGCTGCGCCGGCTCCTGGGCGCCTAGCCACCGGCCGGTGCGGTCGTCCCCCCGGGTGAACGCCACGAGCCCGCGCGTGCCGGGCTGCGGCAGGGGTGGACGCCGTCCCCGCACCGCGTCGCGGGGGCCGTGCGTCAGGACATCGACCGGGATGTAGGGGATCTGCCCGCCGAACAGGTCGATCGTCACGATGAGCCGGTACTGGTCCGGCACTTGGGCGGTGACCGTGGCGTCGCACAGTGATGGTAGGTTCCTGCTCATGGTCGCGAGCCTACCGCCGTCCACGCCGCCGCGCAACACATCCCTGCGCGAACCCCAGGAGGGGGGCAAATCTCTGCAACCCTAGGGATGCAGGGGAGCAGGGGCAAAAGGGGATGAATCCTACCAAGGAATCCGCAAGTGTCACGTTACGCATATGTTACATGTGTTTATAACAATCATTACACATACATAATATTGACAGTTTGAAAGTGCCGGGATGTAAAATGCCCCTTTTGCCCCTGCACCCCTGCATCCCTATGGTTGCAGAATACAACTTAAAGTTGATATTCGCCATATTACTAAGCAACAAACAATGAAATACACGCGCTCCGAGCGAAACGCATGATTCAACCTACGATAGAAATACTTTTTAAGATTCGACGGTCAGGTGACCAGGCGGAGATCCGGTCTGACGCGGGTGACCTGCCACAGCATGGTCTTGGTGCGGTCGGCCCCGCCGTTGACGAATCGCATGCCGCCTACGACGCGTCCCGCGTTGGCCGTCAGCCATCGTCCGAGCTTGGCGGAATCGACTGCGCCGCGCACGCCACCCGCGCGCAGCATGGCATCCATGAAGGATGAACGGTTGACCGCTTCCTCCGCCGCGCCGTCCGCGACCGCCGCAAGCGCACCCATGCCTGCCGCCCCCGACAGCGTCACGTCGACCGCCTCCTTGACCGTGCAGGTCTTGTCGGTCCCGAAACGGGATACCCATCCCGACAGCATGTCGCGCAGCAGCCGCAGATCCGGGTCGTCGCGCCGCGCCCTCTCCATCGCCTCGCCCGGGTCGTCGTAGCCGAGCCAGACCATGGCGCCCCGGACGTGCCGGCTCCACTCCTCGTAGGATCCGATCGGCGGCAGTCCGCGAGCCCCCGGGAACCCGGCCGCCGCGTGCGCGGCCAGCACGGTGAGTGCCGCCGCCACGTAAGGGCCGCGGTCCGCCTCGACCGTGCGCACCGGATCGAACGTGAACGTCCGCGTCTCGGGGCGCTCCACGGCCGCGTCCAGGCGGCAGGGCAGGGTGCGCCTGACCAGGTCGCCGCTGAGTCGCAATCCGTTGCCGTTGGCCGCGAACAGCGCTCGGCTTTCGATCTCGATGATCGCCGAGGAACCGAGCAGCCGTAGCCTTATCGTGTCGCGCTCCACGGCCTGGTTGAGCACGTCGGAGCGGATCGTGCCGTTGACGTTGTCGATCGACACTATGGGGTAGCCTGCCGCGATCAGTCCGACGAGGCGCTTGTCGAACTCCTCCGGTGAATCCCCGACCGATGCGGCCGGCGCCCGCCGTCCGGTGGCGATCGCGGAAGCCAGGTCGATGAGGTGCGACTTGCCGCTGCCGGCGTCGGTCGCCGATACCGCGAAGATCGGCGCGAGCGGTACGCTGCCGCGGCATACCGCCGTCAGCAGTAGCGCCAGGCCGACCGATCTGTCTTCCTGGGCCACGAACGGAAATCCCGCGAGCAATCCGTCGAGAAGTGCCGCTCCCAGGACTGCATCCGAGCGGACCGCGGGCCGCTCGTTCCAGCCGTCCGGCATCCGTAGCCCGTCGTCGGCGATTCGGTGCAGCCAGGTGCCGCGGTCGAATCCGGCGCCGGACGCGATGCTGCCGTCCTCCCTCATGACCGGGGTGGATACCACGCCGACGACGGACGGGAACGCCCTGGGCGCGGGACGCTCCAGCAGCACGGCGACCACTTCGGTGGGTGGATCGCAAGCCACCAGCCTCTTCGCCCTGGCATCCCACCGGCACCAGTCGGCGCACCGCGACAGCAAGTCCCGGAGCGCCGCCGGGCCGAGCGTCTGCAGCCCGACCGCGATGGCGTTGGCGCCTCCGCGCGTGCGCACGGTATGCGCCGTCGGCGTCACCAGCGAACCGCCGCGCACGTAGACCGGCACGCCCGCGGCAAGCAGGGCCTGCTCCGCCATGTCGGCGGTCTCCGCGAGGTGCCCGGCCTTCACCTGTATGACCGGCCGCCCGTCCGGGTTGGAACGCCGTCCGCAATCGGCACGCATGAACCCGTCCGACGCACCGATCGGTCTGGGATCGATCGACGACAGTCCCGCCACGGTCGGCAGCGCATCCATCGTCACCTCCTCCGGACCGGTCGGTGCGCGTTCCCATGCGCGCTGCCACTGCCGTCCGCCGGATGCGCCGAGGTTCTCGGACATCCACTCCGCGGTCATGGGATGTGTCGACAGCGCGGAGCGGGCCTCGTCTTCGTCGACGCCGGACCGCTTCAGCAGCATGGCGAGCCGGAACGCGACAGCCGAGCGCGATCGGTCGACGCCCAGCCCCGACGTGTCGCCTGACCACAGTTGCGCCAGCGCCGGGTCGCGCGACAGTGCGTCCGTTATCGATGCGCTTGACGTGCCGGTGTTTCCGTTGGATATCGCGGGTCGGGACTCGCTGAAGGCCCCCGCGCCGGCCGCCGCATCCGTTGTCGTCTCCCCGGCGATAGCGGGTGCGGCGGCTTCGATTCCGGTCAGCATCGGCGGCACCTCGCGCGCCATCGCAGCGAACCGGCCCGCATTCATGAATCCGAGCGTCATGCGTTCCGGGTACAGCGCCTCGCCGGTCACCGCGAAGAACCGGCGCTCGACGTATATCTCCATCCCCGGGGCGTGCCGGACGGTGGATCCGTCTGCGTTGCGTCTCTTCCATTGCCGTCCCGTGCCGGACGCCTGCATGCCGAGTGCCGTCCTGATCGCCCCCAGGTCGGCGGTCGGATAGCAGGCGAACTGCTTGATCCCCGTTCCGCTGGGCGACATCTCGGTAAAACCGGGACACAGGGACATCCCGGCCAGCGCCCATGCCTCGATGCCGCCTGCGCCGATGCAGGAATCGTAGTCGATGCCGGCGAGCGACCAGCCGTTGCCCAGGTCGCCGAGGTATATCCCGACCCCGCCCGTGCCCAGCGGCCTCTCCAGCGATCCCGCCGCCGCCGTCGCCTCGGCGAACGTCAGCCATGAGTTCGGGTTGTCCGCCTGGGACTTGATTCCCGGTGCGCGGTAGGGGATCTTGGTGGGACGCTTGCGGTCGGATGGTTGTTCGGTCTGCCATGCGGTCCACCGCCGGAGGCCGTGTAGCGCGGACAGCGGCGGCAGGATCGGGTCGTCCGTCATGGGCGGCACTCCATGAACGCCTTGATCACTTCGACGGCGACCTGTGGCACGATGGCGTTGCCGAATCCGCGCCATACCCCTACACGGCTGATCAACGTTTTGTCGTCTTGAAGCGTGGTTGAGGCTTGTCCGAGGGCGCGAGCCAAAGCCACTCTTCCGGAAACCCCATCAACCAGCAGGGGAATGCCGGGTTTGGCGCGCCGCGTTTTGCCGTCGTGGCAGGCGATGCGCTCCGCGCCGGACCAGAAGCCGTCGCCTGCATCTGTTCGTTCAGGGGTCTCGCGTTCCTGTCGTGCGTCGCTTGACTGGCCTTCCCCGAGCGGCCGTCCCGTGCCGTGGGTGTCGCCCATGCCGCGACCGGTTGCGCTTTCATCATGACGGCCAGGGACGTAATCGCTGTTCGGTTCGCATGCGACCCATCTCGCTCGCCCATGCGCTGCTTCATCGCAAGATGGGCTTCCACTGACTTGTTGTCCTCCGATGCGCATGGCGTCGGCCAACTCGCGATTGCCACCATGGCGTCGTTCAGGTTGCTGCGGGGGCCATTCAGGGATTGGGCACCCTTGAACCGTTCCGGCATACCTTGCCGATGATCCGATTCCTTCGGCGTTGGCCAACTCGTCGAAATCATCTGCGTAGCCAAGCCGTCCCCGCTGTATTTCGACGCGCCCTTGCGATTGTAGTTCCCGTGCAGCGTTGGTGTCGTCCACGCCGATCCACCATAGCCTGTCTCGCCGCTGCGGTGCGTCGACGGCACAAGATGGGACAACGGCCGCCCGGAAGGCGTATCCTTCACCTTCCATGTCAGATCGAACTCCGTCGAGCCAATGCGTGCCAGCCGCTCGCGCAACCTGCTCTCCCATGACGACAGCGGGCCGCCGGGCACGGACGAGGCGAAACATGTGGGGCCATAGGTGCCTTGGATCGTCTCGGCCACGTTTTTTGCCTGCGATGCTTTCGCCTTGGCAGGGACACGAGCCTGTCCAGACCTCGCGCTCGTCGGGCCATCCGGCGCATCGCAGTGCCCACGGCCATCCCGCGATTCCGGCGAAGAAATGGCACTGCCGGTATCCTCGCAGGTCGTCCGGCTGTACGTCGGCGATGCTTCGGTCATCCACGTCCCCATCCATGATCATCGCCGCACCGATCAGGTTCCTGATCCATTGCGCGGCGAACGGATCGTTTTCGTTGTAGTACGCGCGTGGTACCGTCATCGTCTCTACAGCCCCAGTTCGGCGCGCAGGCCGGGCCGAGCGACCTCCGCGGCGTCGATCAGCGACATCAGGGCGGCGTGCTGGCGAGGCAGCAGCCGAAGCGTCACCCGAGCCTCCGGTGGCAGCGCGTGCAGCAGCATGTAGCGCCCGATCCGGATCGAACGGATGACGGCGATACTGCCGGTCGACCGCAGTGCGCGGCGCAGATTACATATCTGCACGTCGACTGATTCCGGGCTGGTGGGATGGATGCGCACCTTGCACGCCTCGTGCAGCGCGTCCTTACGTATCGCCTCGCCGGAGCGGAGCATCAGGATGCGCAACAGTTTCGTCTCGGCGGGACTCAGCTTCGCCCAGTCGCGCGGACCCGTCACGATGCGATCGGCGACGTTCAGCGTGAGATCGGCGGTGGCGACGGTCGCCGTCTCCTCGATCGGAAGGAGGTTCACCGCGGCACCGCCGGTGCGGCGTCGCCTCCGTTCGGCTCGGGTTCGGTATCAAGCGGGACCGTGATGCGCAGCGCCACGTCGCCGGGGCCTACGTAGGACTTCAGTGCCTCCGTTATCCGCCCGCGCAGCCATGCGGCCACGGCGTCGGTATCGTCCGGTTGGTCGTTCGTTCCTGGGATCGTCATCTTGGCGCCGCCTCGCACGTCTTGACGCGTAGGCAGGGGACGGCTACCTGTGGTGCCGGGCCCCAACGTCGGACCGCCACCGCTTGGTGCCCTTCCACCGAATGCCGCCGCATCGGGTTGAGCGAAGGGGCTGGGACCGCCGTTCCGGCCCCTTCGCATGAAGGCGGCGAACATCGCTCTCCGCCCGCGCATCTGTCAATAGCGCCGGTCCGACCGTTTCTGTTTTCGCGCGTGTCGATTTTTGTTGCTTCGTTGTCAAACGCGCTATATACTGGACGCCGTGAGGATGGAGAAACAAAGCATGCCGCAGAGGGACCTGTCGTCGCTGGATCGGATCAATGCGGCACTCGCCGATCCGCTGAACGCGCTCGACGGCGATAACGTCACGGTGTCTGGCAGCGACCTGGCCGACGTGGTGACCCGCTTTGATGCGATCGCGAAGGCGCTGGGTGATGTGGCGAGCCCGTCGTTCCGGGGGGTGCCCGAGATGCGGCGGATCGCACGGGATGCGCTGATGGCGAACGTCAGGATGTACGGAAGCTTCAATGGGGAGCGGGTTTGATGGGCGACGTTAGATTTCGGCGCACGGTGACGACTACCACGCGAACCGTGATCGGCTACACGCAGGAGGAAGTCGAAGCCATCGTGCTGGCGCACGCCGTGCGTGAACACCCTGCTTTCATGTGTGGCGGCAGACACGACGCCTGCCGCCCTATAACCGCCTACTGGCTATCCGGAAATTAGTGTGGAATGGTCATGCGGAAACTTTCGCCTGCTCGCCTACGGGTTGTATCTTTGGCTGGCCGAACTGGCTCGTGGCGGCCTCAATCCGCTTGCGAGCGATGTCCAAGTAGCTAGGGGCGATCTCGATGCCGATGAAGAACTGCCGCTCTGAGGAGAATTCATGAAAATCACCAGCATCACGCCAGAGCAAGCCGCGCGCTTTGGCGAATGGTCCAAGAAATGGATCGACATCGGACTATCCACGGAGCCAGCCGATTTTGATCGGGCAACCGGAGCCGCTCTCAAAGCATACAAGCTGGCGAATCTTGATCGGCCGATGGTGATTCTGCGTATGGGTTCGCCCTATGCAGCTACGCTCGGTGGCGCGATGGCATGGGCTGTGCTGCGCGCGTCGACTGATAAGGTCCGGTCGCAGGTCGCGTCGCAGGTCCGGTCGCAGGTCGAGTCGCAGGTCGCGTCGCAGGTCCGGTCGCAGGTCGAGTCGCAGGTCGGGTCGCAGGTCGCGTCGCAGGTCGCGTCGCAGGTCCGGTCGCAGGTCGAGTCGCAGGTCGGGTCGCAGGTCGCGTCGCAGGTCGCGTCGCAGGTCGCGTCGCAGGTCGCGTCGCAGGTCCGGTCGCAGGTCTGGTCGCAGGTCGGGTCGCAGGTCCGGTCGCAGGTCGCGTCGCAGGTCGAGTCGCAGGTCCGGTCGCAGGTCCGGTCGCAGGTCGGGTCGCAGGTCTGGTCGCAGGTCGGGTCGCAGGTCGAGTCGCAGGTCTGGTCGCAGGTCGCGTCGCAGGTGGCAGTCAACAACGATCGGGGAGGCGCTTTGTGGTCCGGATGGTGTGCCTATGTGTCGTTCTTCCGCGATGTCATGGGTTGGCGTGACAACGTTCTGGATCGGTTTGAAATAGACGAAGCGCTCGCACAGTCCTGTGGATGGGTGTGGTGGCACGAAAATGTCTTGGCGATTTCGGATCGACCGCTAGAAATCCACCGCGATAGGGAGGGCCAGCTGCATTCGCTTGTGGGTCCGTCGATCAAGTATCGCGATGGGTGGGCTCTGTATCACTCGCACGGCACCGCAATACCGGCCGAATGGATTGAGCAGAAGGGCACACTTACCCCCGAGATCGCCCTAACGGCGGTCAACGGAGAGCAGCGGCGAGCGGCGTGTGAAATCCTGGGTTGGGATGCCATCCTACGCGAGCTGGGGGCCAAGACGATCGATCTTGACCCGGACCCCGAAATAGGCGTGCTGCTTGAGGTCGAGTTACCCGACATCGGTCGGGAAAGGTTCCTACGTGTTCGATGCGGGACGGGGCGGCAGTTCGCAATACCGGTGCCTCCAACCACAAAGACCGCGTTGGAGGGAAACGCCTGGATATACGATATCCCGGTGAATTTGTTGCAACAGAAGGAATTTCGGACATGAAAACGGTAACGACGCGACCCGCGTTTCAGGGCGAATTGATGATCCGGCGCATCGCGGTTCTGCCATCGTCGGCCAAGCTGACTGACCCGACCAAGGGACATCACATCGTGGCGCATAGCGAAAGCGGACACCACCATGTGGTCGATGCTGATCTGGCGCAGCGGTTCATTGACGATACCAACGCATTCATCAGCTACTTGTCGGTGGCCGACAAAGCGACCATCGAGCACCTTCGCTCCTACGACACGCACGAAACGCTGGAGCTTGACGCCGGCGTCTACGAGGTTCGGCTGGCTCGCGAATATACCGCCGAGGGGTTTCGCCCGTCCACTGACTGATGATGAGGTGGCGCTGGAAACGGCGCCATTTCCTTTGGAGGAACCACCATGCAAGACCCCCTAATCGGCATCGCCGCCGACCTGAAACGCCTCGCCAACGCTGCGGAGGACATCAGCGCCGACTTGGCCACGATTGCGCGCCATCTGCGCCAGACGGAGGCGGCAAGCCGGTCTGCGAGATCGATTGCGGATCGTACGAAGGCAATCGGTTTTCCTGTTCCGTTAGTTGCATTACGGAGATGGTCGATGATCAGCCGCAGGAGTGATTCCATGGGTGGATCGTGCAAGAGGGAGGTATCGCGATGACGGTGGAACCTGACGTAAAGGCATTGGAGGCTGCGTTTATTGCGCTGTTCTCCTGGGTCATGAAAGGAGAGGCGTGTCGGCCTGGAAAGGAGTGGCGTCGTAGTGGGTGGGAGGCGGACGTCATGCCCCAATCACCGGCGGGACCGTTCAATACGATTTATAATCGAAATCTAGGCATTTATGTGTATTTACGCCCCGAACGCGAGGGTTTCGGCATCATGAAGCGGATCGATATCCGCAATGGTACGCCGGAGGCGTTTCTGCGTGCGGTCGAGGTTACGTTAGGAAGCGTCGAGGTGAAGGAAAAGGGCGAGCTTACTCCGACGTTCGACTTGCGGTGGCTGCGAAGTAATGATCTCGAGAAACCTGTTCTTCAACAGCGGTTCACGATGCAGGACGGGCACCCGATCGCCTTCGCGATCTCGTCCCAGTGCGGGTGGGTCGGAAGTGCCGCCATGGCTGCGCGGGCTTCATCACCTGCCGTTCCGTTGAGCGGCACCATGCGCGGCTGATGCGTGACGCGGCGGCGCTTCGCGAGGCACCATCCGTCCGGAATCGGCGTTACCAGCACGAGCGCTGTGCAGTTGTCGTCCAGGCTTGAGAATATTCCGGGCGATCCGAGTGAGGAGGCGAAGTCCCATGCGGCCTTCCGCGCAGCCATCCATCGGTTTCTCCAGTCGCGGCAGATCGACAGGATGGGGTCCGCCTCGACCAACAGGTACAGCGAATCGGTCATGTACGCACCTCACGGACAAACGCTTCAAGGTCTTCCAAGGACAGGTCGTGCGCTTCCAGCATGGTGGCCAGCTTGCCGCGCCGGATGTGACTGTTCAGTTGTATCTGTTCCGCCTCCTGTTCGGCGGCAATATTCCGTTGGCGTTTACGCTCATCCATGGCTCTGCAGTTGTGTGGATACTCGCACGACTGTGCTATTCCGCACCGTTTGCGGACGCACAATAGACCACCCTTCCCTTTTATCGCTCGCATCGTCCGTAATCCTGTTGCTTCGTTGTCAACATACTTATAGTTGGATGCGAACGCAAGCCCGAAAACGGAAAAGGGCCAGAGGATAATCCTCTGGCCCCTGCACCCCGTGACGTGGCTGGGCTGTCTCCCGCGCCGGGCTACCTCGCTATCGTTTGCATCCGCTCTCTACCTCGCTATCGTTTGCATCCGTTCCCGGCCGCTCTCGGCGTGCATGGTTTCCTTCTCTATGCAGACCGAATCGAATCCCTCCAGGTAGGCTGCCTCCGCCAAGGTGCAGCTTCCGGCGAAGGGGTCGAGCACCATGCCGCCTCGAGGCGTGATCAGTCTTGCGAGGTGCCGTAGAAGCGATATCGGCTTGGTGGTGGGATGCGCCTTGACGTGCTCCATGTTATCCCGGCCGTGCGCGTGCTCGCGCCCCTCGGTCGCGCGGAAATGCGTCGAACACTCCTCGCAGAAACACATCCGTTCCGCCTTGGTCGCCTTGGGGCAGTAGACCATGCTGCGTTCGGCTTCGGTGAACGCGCACTGGGTGAAGAACCGCGCGGCCGATCCAGTGTCGAATCGGCGCTGTCCCGGCTTTGCGGCGAAGTTTGTCGACCCCTTGTTCGCGTAGCGGCGTTCGGCGGAGGCTTCGCCCTGCCTATGCCGCATGGCGCCGTATACCTTGTTGTTCTTCGGTGCGCCGTCGCTGCGTGCGTCGGCCAATTGTCCCGGCGCGTCGGGAAGGCAGCCGACGACCTCCTCGCTGCCGTCCAGGATAAGGTTCCCTGGCCAGCCGCCCCGTACCCCCTCGCCGCGCGGCACCCGGCAGGCGTCGATGTTGAGATTGCGCACCGGGCCTGGCATGCGCGCCAGGATGATGGGTTCGACGCATGGCTTCAGTCTCGACTGACGCAGCACGAGACCCTGCGAATAGACCCAGAGAATTGTGTCCTCGATCTCGAAGCCGGCCGCGTCGATCGCGGCGGCGAGCCTCCACCATGTCCTGGCGCCCCCGAACGCACACAGCCGCGCGCCGGGCTCCATCGCGGCGGCTACCGCCTTCCACGTCTCCGGACGGAACGCGATATCCCCTGCGTCCGTGGGGCTGCCCATGAAGCCGCGCGACAGCCGTCCGGCGGCACCGTCCCTGCCGTGCACGGCGGGTGCCGCGTTCGCCGAGCCGAACCGTTTCTGGATGCTCGCGAGATGGTAAGGTGGATCCGTCACAACCGCGCTTGCCCGGAATCCAGATCTGACCGCGCCGGGCAGCCATTCCGTGCAGTCGGCGTTGACGATATCGAAGCAGGCCGTCATCCGATCGCCGCGTCACACATTGCGAACGGCAGCCGGACGCCGTCGGTGTCGAGACACTTCGCCGCGGCGTCCGCCAACCGGTACCGCGACATGCGCAGGTAGTCCGCGTTCAGATCGATGCCCACGGCATCGATCCCGAGCCGGGAGGCACACAAAGCGGTTGTCCCGGCGCCGGAGAACGGGTCCAGCGCCAGGGGTGCCGCGATGCCCGCGTCGCATTTGCAGTCCGGCAACCATCCGACTGTGACCTTGCGCGCCATTCCAGCGAGGATTCGCGCCTTGGTGGCCGAGGCATCCTGCGCTCCGGCTGCGTTTCCGCCGTCGCGCGAGATGCCGGTATAGCTGCCCGATGCGTCCGCGCCGCATGCGGCAAGCCATGCGGGATCGGCGGCCTTCTTCTCGACGATCCGCCTGAACGGCGTGGCGCATCTCACGCAGCAGCCGCCGGACGGCACCGAGGCGCGCAGGCAGCGCGAGACCAGCCGCGTCGGGAACACCGCGAAGTGGGACAGCCAGCGGTCGTTCGCGCCGCACGCGCAGATGCGTTTGGCGTCGGCGTCGCGCGGCAGGCGGCGGTACGCGGCGCCGGCGTAGTAGGTGTCGCAGGCGAGGCAAAGCTGCGATTCGAACGGCTCCGGGTTGATGTCCCAGACCGATCGCGCGTTGCGGCTACCTCCGACTTGCGTCCACTGTTCGTCGCTGCCGCGCGCACCGTTCGCGTCGGTGTAGGTTACCCTTGCGTCACGCTTGAATCCGTTGCCGCTCGGGTGATCCGATTGGGCTGCTTCCTCGATCGCGACCGGGTCGTGGTAGTAGGTTGGCGACTTGGTGAGGTGGAATACGTATTCGTGCTGGATCGTGCAACGGTCGGTGACGCTTTCCGGCATGCACGAGGATTTTCGCCAGACGATCGCCTCGCGCAGGTACCAACCATCCGCGCGCAGCGTGAACGCGGTCAGCCACGGGATGCCGATCAGGTCCTTTGATTTCAAACCGGTAATGTTTTTCAGGCGGCCTATACTGGTATTTCCGTGTAGACTTTTTACGTGCTTTCCTCCTGTCGATCCACCCCATTTCGTGTCGTTGGCATAGCTATCGCCCAGCACCAGCCACAGCGAGCCGTCCGGCCGCAGCGTCCGGCGCACCTCGCGGAATACGTCGCGCAACCGCGCCGCGTATCCGTCGGGCGTTGTCTCATGGCCGATCTCGGCGCCGCCGTACCGCCTGAGCCCGAAATAGGGAGGTGAGGTGACGCAGGCATGGAAGGTGTCGGGCGGGATGTCGCGCAGCCGCGTCTCGGCGTCCCCATGCAGCAAGGCGATCGACGAGGGCTTTAGCGGCGCGACGGTAGAATCCAGCATCACTCGAAGTCCAGTCCACGTTCCTCGGCAATCCACTCGGCGCAGACGATGTCGGTATCGCCTACATCCAGCGCGTCGCCGTCGGTGCAGGCCGAGCGCGGCAGCCACGTAAGCGGTGCCGCGGCGGCGGACAAGCCAGGCATGTCCTTGGCGATACCTACGGCTTTCTCGCTGGTGCGGCGGACGACGTATCCGTCCAACGTGACGTAGGCCCTGGCCATTCGATTTCCTGTTGCTTCGTTGCTGATGCCATGCTAGGCAGGTTTCCGTGATGACGCAACCGAAAACATGACCCTCGACGAATGGATCTCCGCCCAGCCCGGCTACGGGTCGAGGGGAAGCCCGGCGGCGCGGGACGGAAGCATGTGCAGCGCCGAGTTCGCTACCTTCATCGGCGATCCGGAACTCGGGATACCCACGCGGCAGGCGGTGGACCTGTGGCGAAAACGTCGACGCAAGCCGTCGCCGGATTGGCTGCGGCAGATCATAATCCGTACTGACGGTGCGGTGACGGAGGCGGAAATGGAAACGATCGAGGGGAGGGATGCGTGACGGAATCCGAATGGCTGAAGTTCACGGACGAGAAGGGCGGAACGCTGCTGTTCGGCGCCTCATCCGGGGCGATTATCGAGGTGTCGCCGCGCAAGCCGAGCATGCTGCGTATCCTCTCGGCGAACAACCTTTACCGCGACGTGCACGGGTCGATCGAGGTCCTGGCGCTGACGCTCGACGCGACTGTCGTCGAGTCGACACTGCCCGTAGGCGAGGAGCGCGTGAGGAAGGTATCCCCCGAAGACAGCCTACACCTTAAAGGTACGACCGGATCGTGACCGTAGACCTCATCGTCGCCATCGATCCCGGCGCCACCGGCGCGATCGCGTTCCTCGACACCACGGGCAACCTGCTCGGCGTCGAGGACATCCCGGTGGACCGGATATCGGTCGGCAAACACTCCCGCTCGCGGGTGGCGATACCGAAGCTGCTGGCGCTGCTCGGCCAGGCCCGCGGCGCCTACGGCGTGATCGAGCAGCCGACCTACCGGCCGATGACGCGTCCCAACGCGCAGACCGGCGTGCCGGAGACCGCGGCGATGGGCGTGGCCGGCGCGGGGGCCTTCGGCGAGACCTACGGCTGCCTGATCACCGCCTGTGTCGCCTGCGGGCTGTCGTTGGACGAGGTGCGTCCCGGAGTCTGGGGCAAGGCGATCGGGCTGAAGGGCGGCAAGGACGACGCGCGGCGGATGGCGGGAAACCTGTTTCCCGGACTCTCATCGCTATTCGCCCGGGTGAAGGACCACAACCGCGCCGAGGCGGCGCTGATCGGGTTTTGGAAGGCGCGCGTCCTGCGCGGTACCGACAGGAAGGCTGCGTGACAATATGCGATTGCGAGCTAGGACATAACGGTATCGGTTTAGTTATCCGTGAGTGCGATTGCGAGGATCGCAAGGCAGCGCAACGAGTCAAGGATTGCGGATACGCATGCTCGGCGTTCCCGAACTGCGGCTGCACGGTCGAGGCGCTATCGCCTCCTCCTGGCATCTGCGCCTGTGGCGACCCGGTAGAGCCTGGATTTCTGACATGCCTGTCCTGCTGGTCGGAGCACCATAAGGATGAACAACCGCTAATGCCATGGGAGACATGAAGATGTCGAATGAAACCAAATCGCTGTGGGTGCAGACCTTCTCTGGGTTGGCGTTCGACCTGCTGTCACCGACGATTGAGCAGGTGCGGCTCGTCGACATCGCACACAGCCTGTCGCGGCTGAACCGGTTCTGTGGCGCCACGAAGGGAACCTACGGTTGGTCGGTGGCGCAGCACAGCATGCTGGTGGAGAGCCTGCTGCCACCTTACGTCGATCCCATCCTGCGGCTGCACGTCATGCTGCACGACGCCCATGAGGCATATATCGGCGATATCACAACACCAGTGCGTCGTGCGATCCGGTATTACGCTGGGGATAGCGACCCGCTCTATTACCTCGAATCCATGATCGATAGCGTCGTATGGCGCGCTTTTGCTTTGGATCCGCCGACCGAAGCACAGAGGGATGCGATCAAACATGTCGACGCACTGGCTCTGAAGGTAGAGCGTTTCGCTTTGCTGGAACCGGAGCCGCGCGACTGGGGGATTCCCGATCCTGGCGAACCGCCGACCGATTTCGATACGATCTTAACACTACCACGACATCCCGGTTCCGCTAAGCAGGCATTCATCGCCCGTTTTCTCGATTTGATCGATATGCGCCACGGCACAGCCGCTTGACCGACTCGGTATCCTAACGGTCAGATCATATCACACTCATCGAACCCGTATCGGAGACTTCGCGTAATGGACGACGAACCCCGCACGCTGCCCGAGTTCACCGTGTCACCAGGCATGGCCAGGGCGGTCTTCGACAACAAGTATTCGAGGCCCAAACCGGACGGGTCGATGCAGACCTGGGCGGAGCGGGTGCGCGAGGTGGTGGCGGGCAACTTCCTGCTCGACCCCCGCGGCATCCGCGACGTGGCGCCGGAGTTCCAGCGCACCACGGAGTTGGCCGTGGCGGGAATCATGCCGTTCAGCGGACGGCATCTGCAGCACGGCGACGCGACGCAGCCCGACAAGATTATGGAACTTTTTACCAATTGCGCTACCGCGATGTTTTCGTTCATGTCGTTTCGCCTCGCCCTGCGTGGTGCCGGTGTGGGGCGTGACTACAGCGGCGAATCCTGTCGCGTTGACTGGGAAGAGATGCCGCAGATCAGGCTGGTGCTCGATTCTGCGCATCCTGATTTCAGGTCCACCGAATTCGAAGGCTCGCTGGAATCGCTGCGCGACGCGCGGCACAAATACGATTCGGAATCCGAGCAGGTGCGCTGGTTCAAGGTCGGCGATTCACGCGAGGGCTGGGCGAAGATCGTCGAGATCCTGGAGACCGCGGCGTGGCAACGCAAGCATGCGGACAAGCTGTTCGTGTTTGACTGTTCGGACGTGCGACCGAAAGGCAGTCCCATCCACGGCCTGCAGATGCGTCCGGCATCGGGTCCGGTGCCGTTGATGAACGCGTTGCTGAAGGTGCAGAGCCTGCGCGGAGCGGGTATGAAGCCGTGGAAGCAGGCGCTGTTTGTCGATCACTATCTTGCCGAATGCGTCGTCGGCGGAGGGGCCCGACGTGTCGCTAGGATGGCGACGAAGTACTGGCGAGACCGCGATGTCATCGAGTTCATCGACGTGAAACGCGGAGGTTTCCTTTGGTCGGCGAACAATTCGATTCTGGTGGACAAGGCGTTCTGGGAGCAAGCTGCCGACCCTAAGCCATCCCATGCGCGACGCGTATTCGAGGCTGCCGCCGGCGCAGCCTATTGGGATAAGACGGGAGAGCCGGGTTTTATCAACGCGGACATGCTGAACCAGAATCGCGAAGGCATGGACGGCATAACCGGCGAGACGCTGATAGACCGTAAAGTCTATGTCGATCTCCATCCGCGTACGGTGGACATGATCGGCAACGTGCTGTCGCACGTAAACAGTTCTGAATACGCATTTATTGTCAACCCATGCTCGGAAATTTCATTGGCGAAGTACGGCGGGTACTGCGTGGTCGGCGACGTGTGTCTTGCCTATGTTAAAAACCTGGACGACGCGCTAGACGCCGTCCGTCAGATGGCGAAGTTCCTGGTGCGCGTCAATCTCATGAAATCGGAGTACTCGGCGGAAGTTCGCAGGACGAATCGGATTGGCGTGTCGCTGACCGGGCTGCACGAGTTCGCGTGGCGCAAGTTCGGGCTGACGTTCGACAATATGATAGAGTTTAACGATACCGGCTTGAAATCGACGTCTGCGGATTTCTGGACGTTCATCGACTCCATGCGGATTGCCGCAGAGGACGCGGCGGCCAAGTTTTCCGCGATCGTCGGACTTCCGGCACCACATACCGTCACTACGGTGAAACCTTCCGGCACTATCGGCAAGGTGATGAACTGCACCGAAGGCGTTCACCTTCCTGCCTTGGCGCACTATCTGCGTTGGGTGCAGTATAAGATAGAGGATCCGGACCTTGCCGTGCTGCGGTCGCGCGGCTATCCCGTCAAGGACATATCGCACCGGTATTCCGGTCATTTCGCGGTCGGCTTTCCTACTCGCCAACCGATCGTAGACATGATGGGAAGCTTTATCGTTACCTCCGACGAAACAACACCGGAAGAACAGTTTCGCTGGCTTGCGCTGCTAGAGAGGTTCTGGCTCGGACCGGATGGCCGGAACAACAACATCAGCTACACGTTGAAATACAGTTCCGCTAACGTTACGTTTCAAGGTTTCATGGATATGCTGCTGGAATGGCAACCCAAGGTGCGCTGCTGCGCGGTGATGCCGCAGGACGACTGGCGGACTTCGGAGAAGGTGTACGGTTACGTACCGGAGCAGCCGATCACCGCCGAGGAGTATGCCGACCTGATGTCGCGGATCGCGCCGGTGGAGCGCGAGGGATACGACGAACAGGCCTTGCTTTGCGAGGGCGGTGTGTGCCCGGTCGAACCTGACGTCAGGAAAACGTCGCCGACCGAAAAATAACTACAGAACTGCTGTGACCGCGATCGACTACAAGCACCAGGATATTGGGGCGGCGTTCCTAGCGGAGCGCCGCTTCGCGTTGCTGGCCGACGAGCCTGGACTGGGAAAGACCCGGGAATGCGTCATGGCTGCGGATCTCGCCCGCATCGATCGCATCCTCGTCGTGTGTCCCGGCGTCGTACGCCGCCACTGGGAATCGGAGTTCCTGCAGTGGCAGACGATAGATCGGCCGGTCTCGGTGGAGGAGGGTTTTCTTGACGCGTCGCCCAGCCGTTATGGGGTCACCGTCGTTTCCCATGCGACGCTGAGCGACGCCGCCCAAAGGAAGACCAAAACCGCGCGCGTGGGCTCGATTACCCGACTTTTCGAGGGTGCGCCTTACGACCTGATCGTCGTCGACGAGTCCGCCGAGTTCCGGCATTACCAGGCGGCCCGCACGAGGACGCTGCTGGGTCCCGACGGCCTGGCGTCCCGCTCGGCGCGGACCTGGCTGTTGTCCGGCACGCCGGTGGTGAACTCCGCGGCCGACCTGTACCCGTTGGCCTACGGTTCGCGGTTGACGGACCTGTCGTGGCTCGACTTCTGCACCCATTATTGCGACATGCGAAACGACCCGTTCAAGGGGTTGAAGCCGGCCGGGATCCGCAACGCGGCGGAACTCGCGGCGGGGTTGCGTCCGCACGTGCTGCGCCGCACGATCGAGTCGCTCGGTATTCCGATGCCGCCGCTGGACGTCGCGCGTGCCCAGATCGATACGAACCAGGCGGAGGTGACCCGGATCATGTCCGATCTGTCCGGATGGACGCCGGATCAGTTGACGACGGCGCTAGACAACGGCGACGAGTTGCGCGACGCCGCGATGTCGCGGGTGCGCCGGGCGCTTGGGGGTGCCAAGGCCGTGGCCGCGGCGGAGCACGTGGTGGCCATACTGCGGAGCGGTGAGGGACCCGTCGTGGCGTTCTTCCACCACACGGACACAAGGATCGCGATGCACGCCGCGCTCGCGCACATGGGGTTCGTCTGTTCGTGGATCGACGGTGACGTATCGTCGGCGCAACTGCGTGCTGCACGGGAGTGGTTCCAGGGCGGCAGGATCGACGTGCTGCTGGTGCAGACCCAGTGCGGCGGACAGGGGCTGACCCTGACCCGAGCGCATCGTTCGGTGGTGGTCGAACTGCCGTGGACGGCGGCGGCGCTGTTCCAGGCGGTCAAGCGCATACACCGGATCGGCCAGACGCTGGCGTGCAGGGTCGAGCTTCTGGTGTCGCCCAGGTGCTGGCTGGACGAGGTGCTGGCCTCCGTGGTGGCCAGGAAGGAGCGGGCGAGCGACGAACTGATGCGTCTGCTCACTTCGTCAACATAAATACAACAATTTCATCTTGCGCTATAACTGGCGTCCCGTTATGGTCCGGCTTCGCCTTTCGCAACCGAAGGAATCCCCGAAATGAGACTGTCGCTCGACCTGAACCTTAAGAACGACTTCGATCCCGCCGACTTCGCCGCGTTCATGGCGCTGGCGCGCAGCCTGGATGCCGGACTGCCTGCCACGACGACCTGGACAGAAAACGGTGACTTGGCGCATACCGTGAGCGAATTTTCGAGGCGATCCGCAAGCGGTGAAAAGGGTCTGGGGATTGATCCGATCGGCGGCTACCGGAACTCGGTCGACATCGGCGAACATGCGCAGGGCGACGATGATACGAACAATACCAATGATGTCGCCGATGCGGCGAAGGCGAGCAGGAAGAAGCCCGGAGGTCGCAAGGCTAGCGCCACCGCCGAGCAGCAGGCCGAGGCGTTGACGCAGGCAGCGAAGGCCGAAGCAGAACAGCAGCCGGCGCCGATCTCCGGTTTCGCCCTGCCGCCGGGCGTCGCCCTGCCGCCGGGCGTCGCCCGCGACACGCCACCGACCGCTTTATCGGCGCTGCCCGGTGCCGCACAGGCTGAGCCCCAGGCCGCGATGCCGAAGGCCGGACCAGCCGCGCCGCTCGCCGCCGGCGAGGTGATGCGCCTGGAGGACTTTAAGGCCGGATACGCGGCCGTGCAGACGCAGGCGATGAAGATTGGCAAACCCAGTGCCTACCCGTTCAACGTCTCCAAGGCCGAGACGTGGCCCGACGGTTCGCCGAAGCCGTTCAAGACGATGGTGGTCGACCAGGTTCCTCCCGAACTGCGGCAGGTGTTCCTGGACTACTGCCAGCTTGCGCTGAACATGTAGCCTGGGGTTCGTCCATGTCGAAGCGCCGTATTCCGATCAAGGCCGCGAGGGACATCGCCGAGCGGTTCGGCTACGATCAGGTGGTGATCGTGGCACGTAAGATCGGGAAGGGTGGCGGCGAGCACGTCACCACCCCGAGCGCATCGCCAGTTTCAAGGATATTGAATCATGACACCCACCCAGCATGCGCTGTTGAAGGAATTGATCGCGCTATCCGGCGGGGACGCGCTGTTCCGTCCGTCCTCGGCCGACCGGCTGATCGGCTGTCCCGGAAGCATCGTCCTGAACGCCCGGCTGCCGAAGGTGAAGAAGCGCTCGACCGCCGCCCAGCGCGAGGGCACCGCCGCGCACAAGGTGGCCGAGGATGCGCTGAACGGAGTCCGCCAGCCGGACGAGTGGACCGACCGGATGGTGCGGATCGATTCCGAGGGGATGGAAGGCGAGTTCGTCACCGAGGAGATGACCGAAGGGGTACAGATATACCTCGACACCATCGCCTCGCGCGAGGAGCCCGGCACCGAACGGTTCGTCGAACGGAAACTGTCGCTGGCGCCGCTCGATCCGACTGATCCCATGCTGGCGGAGAACCGCGGTACCGGCGACTGCGTGATCGTCAACCGCAGGCTGCGCAAGCTGACGATCGTCGACCTGAAGTTCGGCAAGGGCGTGATGGTCAAGGGCGACAGTCCTCAGCTCAAGGACTACGCGCTGATGGCGCTGGTCTCGATCGGCATGGACGGCGGCTGGAGCGAGGTGGAGACGATCGTCGTGCAGCCCCGCGCGCAGGGCAACTCCGAGAAGGTGAAGCCGGTCTCGTTCGAGCCGATGGATCTCCTGGGCAGCTTCGTCGGCGAGTTGGCTGGAGCGATGGAATCCGCACTCGATCCGAACGCGCCGCTGCGCATCGGCTCGCACTGCAAGTGGTGCGACGCCAAGGACGTCTGTCCGGCGCAGCGCGACGTGAACTTCAACATCGCCAGGGACGCCTTCGCGCGTTCGCCGATTCTTTCCGCGTCGTCCGCCGCGCTGCCGCCGTCCGGCCTGCTGATCGGTACCGTCGACCATCCGCGTCCACAGGCACCTCCCGGGGTGTCCGTGCTTCCCTCCGTGCTGTCGTTCGATCCCGGCGAACTGGCGACGATACTCGACCGCATCAACCTATACTACGATGCGTTCACCGCCGCGGTGAAGCACCGCGTCGCGCAGTTGATCCAGGCTGGGGTTACCGTCCCCGGCTGGGTCATGGAGTCCAGGACAGGAAACCGGCGCTGGATCGACGAGAAGACAGCGATCGACGTCCTGCACAGGGAAGGCGGGGTGAAGATGACCGACATCTACACCGACCCGAAGCTACGCTCGCCGGCGCAGATCGAGAAGAAGTTGGTAAAGGACCGGAAGCACGTGCTCGACGCGCTGGTGGAGTGTCCGGCCGGCGAACCTACCCTGATCCGCGCGAGCGCATCGAAGGCGTCGGCACCGGAATTGGTCGTCGGCAGGCTGGGGCCGATTGCGCAGGGAGGTACATCGGCGTAGAAAGGCTCGCCGCCTTACGGCAACGCTACGAAACACACGAAACACACGAAACACACGAAACACACGAAACACACGAAACACAGGAATCCTACGCACATGTCAGCAGCAACCGCGTTTCAGATCGATCCGTACCTCGCCGCGCAGTTCATGCCTGCGAACGACCTCACCAATATCGACCGTGAATGGCACTCCTTGGATATCGTCACGCCGATCGGGCGGTTCGCCAATATCCACGTCGACGCGCCGTTCGCGATCCCGACCAAGTCCAACAGGCCGAGTCCGTTGAAGTATTCGGCGCAGCTTCTGATGGCGCCGGGGACCCAGGACAAGCCGATCGTCGCGGACATCTACCGCGCGATCGTCGCGATCGCGTCGTCGAAGTTTCCGCCGATGCAGCGTCCCGATCCGTCGAACCCGGCGCAACTCATCACCGTCACGGCCGAGCAGCGGCTGCGCATGGACGAGAAGGTCGGCGGTCTTCACTACCCGCTTCGATCAGGCGATGACATGTACATGACCGATCCGCAGAAGTTCGGGCTGTGGCGAGGCCTGTTCTTCATCAACGCCAGCATGTGGCCGCAGACCAAGGCGGGCGCGGTGAAGCAGCCGGTCTGCATGGACGAGAACGGCAGCGTCGTGACCAGGGAAGGCAAGCCGGCCTCGACGCTGTTCTATCCCGGCTGCTATGGCCGTATGCTGGTGACGGTGAAAGCCTACTCCAACGAGGGCAACGGCGTCACCTTCGACCTGCGCGGCGTGCAGTTCGCCCGACATGGCGAGCGGATGGCGACCTTCAATACCGGTGACTTCACCCGCAACGCGTTCGAGAAGGCGGGCGCCATCTCCGGCGATATCGGACAGCCGCCGAGCGGCTGGGCTCCGGGTTCCGGTCCGCATACCGCGACTCCGGGATCCGTTCCGCCTGGAGCGGCGCCGGCCGGCGTGCCGTATGGTTTCGCCGCACCTCCGGCCGGTGCACCCGCCGGGTTCGCCGCACCGCAGCCTTCCGCGCAACCCCCGGGTGGGGCCCGCCCTCCCGGGGTCTGATCTGGGCCGCCACTGGCCACAGGCCGGATAAGCTTGGCGGATACGATGGCGGCACGCTGGAGCGACTTGTCGATCTGGCGTGCCGTTTCCTCGTCGAGGTCGGACCAAAACACGTGATATCCGGCATGGCGCTAGGGTGGGATACCGCCGTCGCGTTGGCGGCCATCCGCTGCGGAATTCCATTCACGGCGGCGATCCCGTTCGAGGGTCAGGAACTGCGGTGGCCGGAGGAATCGCAGCGCGTGTACCGGTACATGCGAACCCAGGCGAATGGCGAGACCGTCGTCGCATTCGGCGGATACTCCGCTCGTGCGATGCAGGCAAGGAACGAGTGGATGGTCGACCGATGCGATGCCGTGGTCGCGCTGTGGTCGGGCGATGTCGGCGGCACGGCGAATTGCGTCCGGTACGCGGGCCAGGTCGGTAGACCGGTGACGAACCTGTGGGAGCGTTGGATTTTCGCTTGACGTTCTGTTGCTTCGTTGTAGAATAGCGTTTGTATGGAGGCCGCAACATGACCATCTCCGCCAAGATCATCGCCGATTCCGTTTCTCCGGACGGAAAGCGACTCACGACCGTTCAGACCCGCTATCCGAAGTTCATCCACGGCGAGGTGATGACGCACCGGGCGTTCTCCCGCAACGCCTCCTCGTCCCGGGCGATCCCGGTCGCCCGGTTGATCCAGGACGTGATTGACGATCCGATCGAGCCGTCGTTCTGGGGGAAGAACCAACCCGGGATGCAGGCGGCGGAGGAGCTTACGGGAGAATACTTGAATATGGCGAAAGCATACTGGAATATCGTAAGAAGTATGTCTATTTCGAGCGCACGATATCTTACAATTTATGGCACCCACAAGCAGATCGTCAACCGTATCCTCGAACCCTACTGCCACATCAACACGCTGATCTCGGCAACCGAGTGGGACAACTTCTTCGAACTGCGCTGTCATCCCGCCGCGCAGCCCGAGATGCGGATGCTGGCCGAGGCGATCCGCGACGCGCGGGCGGCGTCGACGCCGAAGCTGCTTCGGCTGGGTGAATGGCACCTTCCGTATTTCGATCCAGAGGCCGACAGAGAGGCGTTGTTCGACGCTAACCTCGGCGGTGATCTGTTTGACTGGATGATCCGACTCTCCGTCGCCCGCTGCGCGCGGGTCTCCTACCTGACCCAAGAGGGCGCCGTCCCAACGACCGAAGCGGACCTCGCGCTTTACGACCGGCTCGTCGGATCGGTGCCGTTGCACGCCTCGCCGGCCGAGCACCAGGCGACACCGGACAGGAAATGGGAGTTGGGTTGGGAAGCGCCCGAACTTCACGGTAACTTCGTCGGGTGGGTTCAGCGCCGGAAGCAGATCGAACAGCGGATCGCGAAATGACATTTGAGCGCGGCTCGATCGTCGCCGAGAAGCGCGGCGTATTTTACTCCGAGACGCTGGGCGTCGTGGACCGGATAGCGGCCGGAAAGCTGTTCGTTCGATTCGGCGAGGTGGATATCAACACCTTCTCCGCTGCGACCGGCATCTCGTGCAACAAATTCCGCCTGCGTTCCGGTTGGCGTATCGTTCCGCTCGACGCTACGGTGCGGCTGGATATGATCGCGACCGGGTTCGCCTTCGGTCCGTGCACGCGACCGAAGCTGGAGCGAATGGAATCCATCGCGCGGTCGTTACGCGAAAGCGTAATGGCGTGAGCGATCCCGGTGCGCATGATCCAGGCGGATGCGGCCCCGTCGTGGATGACGACGCATGGATGGAAGCGTTTGCAAAGGAGACTAAGGAGCGAAACGCACTTAAAATTCTCGCGGATACGTGGAACGCCGACTGATGCGTCCGAACAGCTTCGACGCCGAGACCTCCGCGTTCGTTCCGATCCAGCTCGGCGCCGATCGTTACACCGCTGATCCACGCACGCGCTGCCTGATGTTCGCGTGGCACGAGGTCGGCTCCTCGGAGAAACCCAGGCTGTGGCGCGAGGGCGATCCGGTCCCGTATGCGATCAAGGGACACGTCGCCAACGGTGGATCGTTCGCTGGATGGAACGTAATCGGGTTCGATAGGCTCGTGTACAGCCGCATCCTGGTGGCGAAACACGGATTCCCGCCGATCGACGACGACTGCTGGCGCGACTCCATGCACCTCGCGGCCGCCGCGAACCTGCCCAGGAGCCTCGACGGCTGCGCCCGGGCGGTCGGCGTCGCGCACGATGCCTCGCTGAAGGACCAGAACCGCCTGCGCCGGATCACCGACGCCAACCGCACCGCGATTCCGGCACCGGTCGCCGAGATCCTGGACTACGCGGATGAGCGCGAAGGGTTTCTTCGGGCGTGGGTGAGGGAAAACTTGGGAAAGCCGATTAACGGGAGCATGTCATCGGGCGACCTTTACGCGTGGATAAGTCACCGTACGGAATGGAGATACGATGCCAAGCTTGTGGATGATCTCCGCTGGCTGGCCGATCGCTGCGTGCAGGACGTATCTATGGAGGAGGGGGTGCTGCTCCGGTTGCCACCATGGCCCGTCATGCAGCCGTGGCTGGCGATGCCCTCGATCGACCGGCGGATCAATGACCGCGGCGTGATGATCGACCTGCCACTGGTGAAGGGGCTGGCGCGCGCAGCTGCGATCGAGACCGCGCGGTTGGACGTCGAGATCGCCAAGCTGACCGACGGCGAGGTGCCGAAAACCACGAACGTCGAATCGCTTAAGGCATGGCTCGTGGGGCGCGGCGTGGAACTTCCGTCGACCGCGAAGGAGGTTGTAGAGGATGATGGTGACGAACTGGACGAAGAGGACGACGCTGCTGAAGCGGCAGTGGTGAGAAAGACCGGCCGCAAGTCGCCGTGGTTTCTACGAAAAAGCGATATCGCCGACTTGCTGGCGCGTACCGATGTGCCGGAGAGCTGCCGTATGGCATTGATGGCGCGGGCCGAGGCGGCTAAGGCGTCTACCGGCAAACTGCGCGCGATGATCGCCATGGCGGACGATCACTGGCGACTGCGGGGTATCCTGCTGATGGGTGGCGCACAGCAGACGATGCGGTGGTCTTCGGTGAAGGTTCAACTGCACAACACGCTGCGTGACGTGTTCGCCAATCACGATGACATAGCCGACACCAACGGCTTGAACGCCAAGACCGATGCCGTCGAGGTTAAGCGTTTGGCCGACACCGCGCTCGCCACCGCGATCGAGGTCGGGCGCACCGGCGATTCCGATCTGATGCGCTGCATGTACGAAACAATGCGCCGCGACGCCCAGGGACGATCTTACCGGTCTGGGGTGATAAGCTGGGTATCGCGGATGGTTCGCCGCACGATTTGCGCGCCGGCTGGCAGCTTGCTGCTCAACGGTGACTGGGCTCAGGTGGAGGCGCGTATAACCGTGTGGCTGTCCCAGCAACTCGACATGCTAAGTGCTTTCGCGTCCGGCGACGACGTATACCGTATCGCCGCCGCGGGCATATTTGGACTACCGCCGGAGCAGATCACGAAATTCATGCGTCAGACCGGCAAAGTTTCGATTCTTGCCCTGGGATTCGGAGGTGCGGAAGGTGCGCTGGTAGCCATGGCGCAGAACTACGGAATCCTTATGAATAGGATTGAAGCGGCGCCGATCGTCAAGGCATGGCGCGAGGCCAACGCACAGACGCGAAAATACTGGTACGCGACCGACGACGCAGCCGCCTGGGCGGTGCAGTATCCAGGCCGCGAGTTTGCAGTGCCGCCGCTTGGCCTTGTGTCCTACTCTATGCAAGGTGACTGCCTGTGTTGCCGTCTACCGTCTGGACGTTTGCTGCGCTACTGGCAGCCGCGATTGACCCAGGAATATTGGGGTAACGGTCGCCCGAAGGACAGGTTGAGCCTAAGCGCGCTAGCGATTAAAGGGCGGGCTGTATTCCGCCGTTCCGTCTACCACACTATCTTGGTGGAGAACCAGGTGCAGGCAATTGCTGCGGATTTGTTGGCCGAAGCGCTGTTGAACGCAGACGCTGCTGGTATTCCTATTGGCCTGCACGTACACGATAATCTTGCCGGTGAGGTGCTGGAGACAGACGTGATGCGCAAACTGTCGCTATTCGAGCGGTGTATGCTTGACATGCGGCCGTGGACATCGGGCTTACCGATCGCGGTCGAGGCGGAAGCGAACGCGCGGTTTGGGTAGAAAGAAACGGCCCGTGATATTCAGCAGCACGCACATAGACAACGAAAGCAGCAGGGACAGCATGCGAAAGCAGGGACGAATCGAAAGCGGCGTGTACGTGCGCTACGAGGTGACGCCGTGAGAATCCTTATCCGGCGCACGGGTGCGCTGGGTGACGTCATCCTGGCGACGCCGGTGGTGCGGCAACTGCGGGTCTGGAATCCAGATGCCGATATCGCTGTGCAGACCGCCTGCCCCGACGTGTTCCGCGATTCGCCGCACCGGCTGACGATGCTTCGACCGGGACCGTTGCCCTACCCATGGACCGAGGAAGGCGGCGTCTACCGCACGATCGACCTCGATCTGGCTTACGAGAGGAGGCCGTTGATGCACGTCGTCGAGGCCTATATGGCCGAGGCGTTCGGTGATCCCGGCAACCCGGGCGACCGCAGGCAGGAACTGTTCTACCGGAGACCGCGGAACTGGCCGAGCAACTCGAGGATCGTCGCCATCCACGCGGCCAAGGCCGGATGGCGCAACCGCACGCTGCCGGAGGGGACGTGGAAGGCGGTCGCCGCCGGCGTCAAGGCGGCTGGGTTTACGCCCCTTCTCGTCGGCACGATGCGCGACGCGCTGCCCCAGTCCGGGATATCCGCGTTCCACTCCGGCGACCTGCTGGTGCAGACCGGCGTTATATCGCGGTGCGCGTGCTTCGTCGGATCCGATTCGGCGCTGCTGCACGCGGCGGGCGCCACCGACGTGCCGATCGTCGGGGTGTTCACCTGCGTACCGCCTGAACTTCGCATGCCGCAGCGAGGTCCCGGATTTCGCGCGGGGACGGTCGTGCCGGACCTATCCTGCGTCGGTTGCCATGTCCGCCGACCGACGCCGGCCACGTTCGAATCCTGCGAGCGCGGGGACGTGGCGTGCGTCGGTGCGGTCGATCCGCATGCCGTTGTCGAAGCGATTCTCAGGCTGACAGCCTGAATCGAAAACATTCTGGTGTTGCCGTCATATTACGGGTGCTCGAAAAACTGATTGACTGGAGGCAGCAAGTGCAGTGCAAGGATATTCCGGAGTTGCCGATCCTGCGCTTTCTGGCCGGCCCGTACGATGGCTGGGCTACTCCTGGTTGCGGTACGTGGTTCAACCATGATCCGATACCGCAGAACTGCGTGCTCCGTGCTATGCCGGAAGGAGTGCCGGAAAAATTGGCGCTTGCGAAGATGCGTCAGATGATCCGGAAGAGGGTCATCGATGGGTGCGGCTGTGGATGTCGAGGTGATTTCAGATTGAACGAGAAGTCCCGTGCTATTTTGGTCGCTACAAAATAAAAGAGGAACCTAACGCGGACGCGCCGTTTAGTGCAAAGAGACCCTTTTTGATCATCTCATCGGTCACCTCGATTTCCGCTTCATCCGCCGCCCTGTCACGCAACTCGGTCTCTGTCATGGCGCCCTCTCGTCTGTCAAGCACTGTTCAATTTCAAAATGCGTCACT